TTACCAATCAGAATTTTTATTAGTCTTTAAACTGTTTATATAGTCATTTAGAAAAGTGTTAAAATAGTTTTCTAAATCATTTTTTGCTGATTCTGATTTTAATTTATCATTTTTCCCATAAATGCCAAGATCATATCCATTCATACTAATTTTAGCCCATTTAACATGTAATTTTCTTGAGTGGTCTATTGAATTTTTCAATTCAAAATTTGGAGGGTTAATTCTTATTTTTCCATCCTTAAATAGAAAAGTGATTGTATAATCCATGTCAAATATATTCATAGAATTTCTTTTGATTGAATTTTTAGCTTTTCCATTTATTGTTATTGATTCATTTTCCACCAAGCTAATTACATTTTGAGGTGATTTATAAATTGAATTGAAATATATGAGTGAGTTTTTAAATAATACATCCTTGTTGCTAGTTTCAAAATCTATTACGAGATATTCATTACCATCAATAGTTTTAAAACCATCTGGAGTTAACTTAAAGGATTGACAATTTGAACTAAATAAAGTGAAAAGTGTAATTATAATGGTTAAGTAAAATTTTATCATAGCATTGAAAAATTAGTGTTTAAAATTCAGATAATACTTTAATTACATTGCATATATATGAACATTCAGATAATTTAATCTTAAAATCAGGAAATTGTTTTTTGTCAGGGTGTAAGGAACTTAAAGTTAAAATTCCATTGTCAACATCCTGGGCCTTTATTTTTTTAAATATGATTCCTCGCTCATTATGAAAAAAGCAAAATATATCCCATTTATGAGAATGTAGCTTACTATTCCAATATATTTTTGGAATAGATCTACAATAAGCCCAATCACCTTCAGCTAAACTTTTCTTGGAACCATCATCCATACTTATACCTTCAACTTCAATTTTAAAGTATTTACTTCCGTTTGAAGGCATTTGTTTTACTTGTAGTTTTTCTGTTTCCAATTTTTTAATAGCTTCATCTGCAAAATAAACGTTGCTTAATCCTCCACGCCCTTTTACTGGTATTATGTATACTTCTTTTATAGGGTATTCTTCTTCATTGATTAGTTTTCCTTCAGGTTTAAATTGATTTTTTGGAGCCATTAAATTAACATCATTAAATGTGTCTTGTTGATTTAATTTGACTTGTATCATTTCAGCTTTTAAATCAGGTATATTTCTCTTGCCACCCTCCCAAGAATCTAATGTATGTACTGAAATATTTAATAAATCAGCAAAATTTATTCTAGATAAACCATACTTTTTTCTTAAAGCCCTTAGTTCTAATCCTGTCATATTTAAGTAGTTATATACAAAGTACTAAAATATTTGTAAAAATGTACTAAATAAATTTGGTACATTAGGTACAAAGTATGTATATTTGTAATGTGTTACAACAAAGTTAATTAAATGACTGAGTTAAAACAAGCATAATATTTAAAATACCTAAAAATGAGGACACATACATTAACCAAAACTGAAGAACAAATATTGCAAAATACAATGCAAGGTTTCAGTAACAAAGAAATTGCCTCTACAAGATTTAGAAGTGTAAATACAGTAATAACACATTGTAAGAGGATTAAATCAAAATTAAATGCCAAAAATATGTCGCATGCTATTTTGATTTATTTGGGATCAATTGACAATCCAAAGCAAATAGTTCAAGCTTTAATGTTTTTAGTAATACAGAGTTTTATCATTTTTTCAGAAAATGACTTTGAAATGAGAAGAGTAAATAAAATAAAAACCTTTAGAGCAAGAACAACTAACGTACGTAAATCTAATTAATATGAATACAATGTACCAATTACCAGTTTTAGAAACAGTTTTTGTTTGTGCTCCTGATGGTGTAATCACCATTCAAAAAAAAGTGAGTTCAATAATTAGTTCATACAGAAATAGTATTGCTAAAAATCATTTTAAAACCTATTCAATTTAAGATTATGTTTTTTATAAAACCTCAAATAAAACTTCCTGCATTGCCAATCATTAACATTTGGTTGCAAAAGGAATATGATCTTCTTCAATCTGAAGCAGATGTAATTGAATTTATTTTTAAAAAGCAGAATGAAATTGAAATTACAAATAATGTAGCAAGAATTAAAGCTATTGAAGCTTTAATAAATCCGTTGTATTCAATCATTACAAACAAATCGTATCAAAGTAAAATTAGTATATAAATGAAAAAAATAGACAACATTAAAAATCTATTCAATGATGCAGCTATTCAGCAAGACAGAAATGAGTTTTATGAAGTTGTAGCCAAAGAATTTGGTTTGGAAGTATCATCAGTTAGGGTAGGGTGGTTTCATCGTTTTGAAATCCCTAAAAAATACAAAATTCAAGAAAACTTAATTGTTATAATGCAAAATTTTATCGCTAATAAAAATGCTGTAATGATTAAATAATGTTAGCTGAAACTGTATATCCAATTATTAAAGCACTTGATGTAAGTGAGCAATTTAAGTTGTTTAAGCAGCTTGAAAAGGATATTCAGTTGAGAATGGATAATTCACACATTTTATCAGAAAAGGCTCAAAGAAAAATTGAAAGAATCAAATGGTTAAAAAAACACATTTTTTATCCACCAAAGTAAAAATTATGAAAACCCAAATTACAAAAGGAATCATAGCATTGGCTGCTGTACCAACAGCATCAATATATCTCTTCAAATCTATAGAAATCTCGATCATACTTTTTATTGTGATTTTATTAGCAAATGTAAGTGTGTTTTTATCAATCGGATTCTATTTAAAAAATGTTATAAGTAACTATTTCTGGGTAGATCCAAAAATATCAGAAAAATTAAAAAAATAACCCACAGCTGCAACTGTGGGCCAATCAAACCGAAGTCTAATTTATAAAAGTATTCAAAATTATGGAAAATTCAATTGCCATTAAACAAATCAGCCTATTAAATTTTAAAGGGTTGAGAAATCAAACAATCAACTTTAATCACATCACAAATATTTTCGGAGATAATGGAGTTGGAAAAACTACAATATTCGATGCATTTACATGGTTGCTTTTCGGTAAAGACAGCACTGATAGAACAAACTTTGAAATTAAAACCCTCGATAAAAATAATAATGTAATTCCTCAAATTGAACATGAGGTTGCTGCTATTATTGAAGTAAATGGTGAAGAAATTTCAGTTCGAAGAATATTAAAAGAAAATTGGGTAAAAAAGCGTGGTTCTTTAGAAGCTGAATTCTCTGGAAACATAACTGATTACTTTTGGAATGATGTTCCAAAATCTCAAAAGGAATATCAAGAAAAAATAGCCTCATTGTTAGATGAATCTGTTTTTAAAATGATTACAAATCCGCTGGCTTTTAATTCAATGAAATGGCAAGATAAAAGAACTGCTTTAATTGAATTGGTTGGAAATGTTAGTGATGAAGTTATTGCCGGAACCAATAAAGATTTTACCAATTTATTAGCCAAATTAACCAATAAATCTATTGAGGAATACAAAAAGCAATTAGCAGCACAACGTAAAAAGTTGAACGACGAAATTAAATCTATTCCAACGCGTGTTGATGAGGTTTACAAAAATATGCCAGCACCTTTAGATTTTGTTCAGTTAGCATTAGATAAAACAGCGCATCAAAAATCTTTGGATAAAATTCAATCTCAAATAGATGACAAAACAAAAGCTTTTGATGCAATTTTAGAAAGAAGAAATGCATTGGCTAATGAAATTTTTGAAATTAAAAGCAAACTTAAAAACATTGAGTTTGAAACCAAACAAACAGTTGTTAATTCAGCAAAGCAAGGTTCCTCAGAAATCGACAAATTAAATAACGAATTGATTGCAAAAAAGGGTGAACTAAAATCAGCGGAAAATTTATTAAAATCATTGCAATTAAAATTACAAGGTTTAGAAAATGAGGTTGTTTCTTATGAAACTAAAATTTTTAACAAACGCAAACAATGGGAAGATGAAAACGCTAAACAACTAACTTTTGATGAACATAATTTTCATTGTCCAACGTGTAAACGTGATTTTGAAAGTAGTGATATTGCAGCTAAAAAACGTGAAATAAGTGAAACATTTGCTAAAACAAAAAGTGAAAATTTAACTGCAATAAATAGTGAGGGTAAATTATTAGCAGAACAAAGAACAGCTCTTTTAAATGAGGTTGAAACACTAAAAAGCAGAATTGCAAAAGGGAATGAACTTAACAATGAAATTTTACTTGACATTGTAAATATTGAAGCCAAAATTGAGCGTTTGTCAACTAAGGATTCTACTAATGATGTTCTTAATATTGATGTTGAAATACAAAGTGCTTTAAGTAAAAATGAAACGTATCAAACATTAAAAGCTGAACTAACTACCAAAGAAGCAGCTTCACAAGTTCAAGAAACCATCAATATTGAAGATTTAAAGAATCATAAAAAATCAATAGAAGTTATAATAACTGAAATAAATGCTCAATTAGCAATTGAAACACAAATTGAAACTGCTAAAAAGCGTGTGGCAGAATTACAAGTTCAAGAAAGTAATTATGCGCAACAAATTTCAGATCTAGAAAAGGAACAATTTGTTATTGAAAACTTCATTAAAAGAAAAATTGATACGCTTGAGAATTTGATTAATGAAAAATTTCATTTCGTAAAATTCAAATTATTTGAAACTCAAATTAATGGTGCAGAGGTTGAATGTTGTCATACCTTAATTGATGGTGTTCCTTTTTCTGATGCAAACACAGCTTCAAAAATTAATGCTGGTTTGGACATTATAAATACACTTTGTGAATTCTACAAAATTACAGCACCGATATTCATAGATAACCGAGAAAGCATTGTCAATATAATTGAATGTAAATCTCAAATAGTAAATCTTATTGTATCAAAACCAGATAAAACTTTAAGAGTAGCTTAAAAATATACTCAGAAAGGTAAGCTGTTAAAGGAACAGCCGCTTTTACAGTTGGGGAGTTAAGAACTGTTTTTATTTGAAATTTTAATTAACTAAATATTTGAAAAATGAGTACACAAATTAAAAAATTTACTGAAGATACTGTAGGCTCAGTATTGACAAAATTAGAACAATTTAAAACAGAAGGTGGCTTAAAATTACCTGAAAATTACAGTGCTGAAAATGCTTTAAGAAGTGCTTTTTTGATTTTACAAGAAACACAAGATTTAAATAAACGTCCAGCATTAGAAGTTTGCACTAAAGAAAGTATTGCAAATGCATTATTAGATACAGTTTTACAAGGTTTATCACCATCAAAAAAGCAATGCTACTATATTGTTTATGGAAATAAATTAGTGATGCAACGAAGCTATATGGGAACAATGGCAATTGGTAAAAGAGTTGCTGGAATTAAGGATGTTGTATCAATAGCAATTTATGATGGAGATGTATTTGAATATGGTTTTGATTTTACAACAGGAAGAAAAAACATTACAAAACATGAGCAAAATTTTGAAAATATAAATCCTCAGAAAGTTAAAGGAGCTTATGCAATTGCCATTTTTAAAGATGGTACCACAGATGCAGAAGTGATGAATATGGAACAAATAAGGTCATCTTGGGAAATGGGGAAAGCTAAAGGTAATTCTCCTGCTCATCAAAAGTTTCCAGATGAGATGGCAAAAAAAACAGTTGTTTCTAGATTGTTGAAAACAAAAATTGGAAGTTCTGATGATGCTGATTTGTTTGATGAAATTGAAATTACAGATACTACAGTAGCATTTGTTGAAAATGAAATAACTGAAAAAGCCAATAAAGAAACATTAGACATTGATGCTGAAGATGTGACTGAAAATGAGCAACCGATTGAGGAGTCAGAAATTAAATCCAAGAATTCAATTGAAGACAAAGAGAATATACAATTAAAAGCTACTCAACCAGAATTCTAATGAAATTAAAAGTAATAGGCACAGGAAGTAAAGGTAATTGTTACCTGCTTGAAAATGAAAATGAAGCTCTTATAATTGAAGCAGGGGTTAATATTCAATCTATAAAACAAGCTTTAAACTTCAATGTATCAAAAGTGGCTGGTTGTATTGTTTCACATGAACATATGGACCATGCAAAAAGCATTGAAGATTTATTAAAAGTAGGAATCAATACATATGCTTCAAAAGCAACATTTAAAGCTTTAAAAATTGAAAATCATCGTGCAATACCAATGGTTAATAAGGGGTTGTTAACCATTGGAAATTTTAAAGTAATGCCTTTTGATGTGCAACATGATGCAGCAGAACCGTTTGGTTTTATTATCAAACATAATGATTGTGGAAATGTATTGTTTTTAACAGATACTTTTTACTGTGCCTACACTTTTAAAAACCTAAATAACATCATTATTGAAGCCAATTTTTCGCAAAAAATAATTGATGCAAAAATGAGAGCTGGAGCAACTCCAGAGTTTTTAAGGAATAGAATATTAAAATCACATTTAAGTTTAGAAAATTGTTTGGAAGCATTATCAAAAAATGACCTTTCGAAAGTAAATAACATTGTTTTAATCCATTTATCAGATTCAAATAGCAATGAGGTTGAATTTCAAAAAACAGTTGAAAAAGCTACACAAAAAACAGTAACCGTTGCCAATAATGGTATAAGTATCAACTTTAATAAAACACCATTTTAAAAATGAAAGATTATCAGTTTACAGGAAGAAAATTTAAGTGCATTGGTTTAAATGAAGTATTCTGCAGGTTTTGGAGTAAATATTTTACATATAAGAAAATTTATAAAGAAGTGGTTCCGCCAAATAAAGATTATAAGCTGATGCAAACCGAAAACAATATTCTTTTAGTTGATGATGAAAATCACTTATTAATTGTAGATGCTTCACAATTTAAATTAACCACATAACAGTATTTAAAATCTTTGGTAGTGTGAAGGGTTAAAACTACCATCTTTTTCATAGCAATTTTCCTGCCCTTGAAATACAGGGCAGGTTTTTAAAAAGTAACTAAAAAATGATTTACAACCCAAACAAAGAAATAGACGTGCAAAATGCAATAACTCGTTTAAAGTGGCTTGTTTCTAATAAAAAAATATTTGAAATAAAACAGAAACGAGAAAAGAGATCTATAGCTCAAAATAGCTATTTGCATTTAATTCTTTCTTGGTTTGGATTGCAAACTGGATATACACTTCAGGAAGTTAAACAAGAAATATTCAAAAAACATGTAAACCCAGAGTTGTTTTATGAAGGTGATAAAAATGGTGTAGTAACCATTCAAAAATGGTTAAGCACATCTGATTTAAATACTCAAGAAATGACTTTGGCTATTGATAAATTTAGAGATTTTGCGAGTAAAGAAGCTGGAATTTATTTGCCAGAACCTAAAGACTTGGCAATGTTGCAAGACATTGAAATAGAAATTAGTAAACAATCATCAAAACAATACTTATGAAAAATTTACAATATGACATTTTTGATGCTTTAAATGCAAATCACACCGATAAATTTTTGGAATACCACACTAAATATCCATCAGTATTTCAAAAATTTAAACAATTAGCTATTGATGCTAAAAACTTAGGCCATAAACATTTTTCAGCTCGCGGATTATTCCAAGTGATGCGCTTTAAAACGGGTGGTGATCTTAAACAAGATGGATATAAATATAATAATAATTACACACCATTCTATGTTCGATTATTGGAAAAAGAATGCCCGGAGTTTGTAGGTTTTTTTGAAAAAAGAAAATCTAATAGTGACCAATTAATAAAAGCTGAAGTATAACAAAAAATTAAAATTAACAATGGGAATTGTAACAGGAAAAATTAAAGAGATTGAAGATTTATCTCAAGGTGTGCACCTTAAAAAAAGAGTATCTATTAAAACCAATGAGAGTGGTTATGTGTTTTTAGAATTTAGAGGTGTTCTTAAAAAATTATGCGACAATTTAAAAGAAGGTGATGATGTAATGGCTGAGCATTCTTATGATGGTAAAACTTCAAAAAAGTCTGGAGTAAAGTTCAACAATCTTCCAGGAATAAATATTCAAAAAATTAATTAAAAAAATCTACAAAAATGATTGAATCTACAATTACTATAAAGTCAGGCAAAGTATTGAGTCAAATGTTTTTACAATATTCTTTTGAAGAGAAAAAAGAAGCTTGTACAGAAACAGTTACAAAGAAATCAGATTTACCAATCCATGATGATTGTCAACAAGCTTATGTGAATTTAATTCCTCATCTAATTTTATTATGTGAACAGGAATTGGTGAATGAAACTATTGAAAAGGCCATAAACAATGGTATTGATGATATTGAAGAAGATACTTCATATTTTAAAGATTATCGCGTATCAGAATTTAAAATTACCGGTTCAGCAAATTCTGAAGGTGTAGTTATTTCAGGTAAACGCTATTTAACTTCTGGAAAATCTATTGTTTTAAGCACACCATTTATTCGCTGGGATGATGAAGATTACAAATTTATAAGTGAATTTACAGAAGCAGTTGAAGCTTTAAGAGAAGAAGTTTATCAATATTACAACGGTAAACATGCACCAATGCCAAAACAAGAATCTTTTGATTTTGGAGAAGATAATATGGATGAACCTTTAAATAAACCATTTATGAAAATTGCGGGTGATTTTAAAAAAATAATGGAAGAAAATGATATAACAATTTCAGTTTCTGCAGCTTCAAATGATGAGTAAAAAATACAGAGCTATGTGTGGCTTTTTAGATCAAAACGGATATGTATTTCATATCAATAGAATTCACTCAAAAAGATTTGAATTACACAAAAACGGCACCATTGTAAAAGTGTATAAACAACGTCATAGTTGCAATAAAATCATTGCTAAAAAATATAATTCATTAAGAGCGTAGGGACGTGAAAATTATCTTTTAAGTTCCATACATATTAACATAATAATTGAAAAAATGAAAACAAAAATTGACAACAACTTGCAAATTTTAGAATTGGATAAAATATTCATTTCAAAAACAAATCCACGAAAATCTTTTGATGAAAATGCATTAAAAGAACTTTCTGAAAGTATTAAAACTAATGGTGTTTTTCAGCCAATTTTAGTTAGACCTATTCCAGATGGATTCAATTCAAAAAATGAACAAGAATTTGAATTGGTTTGTGGGGAACGTAGATATAAAGCTTCTTTATTAGCTAAACAAAAAAGCATTCCTGCAAACATTAGATATTTAAATGATGATGAAGCTTTTGAATTACAATTAATTGAAAATTTAGAACGCAAAGATATTCATCCTTTAGATGAAGCAGATGCATTTAAACAAATGTTAGATAGTGGCAAATACCAAATAGCTGATATTGCTGCAAAAATGGCTAAAACAGAAACTTTTATTGCTGGAAGATTAAAACTAATTGATTTAATAGAACCAATTCGAGAACATTTTAAAGCTGGCTATTTAGGAATAGGTCACGCTACATTAATTGCAAAATGTGATGAAAATAAACAAGGTGAAATTTTTGCAGATGCAAAACCTTGGAGGGAAGAAGACGAACCTAATTATGGAACCTACAAAGAATTAAAAGAAACCATTGCTGATGATTTGTTGAATTTAGATGAAGCACCTTTTGATATTGCAGATGATGAGTTAATAAAGGGTGTTTGTGCTTGTACTGTTTGTCCAAAAAGGTCTAAAGCAAACCCAATGTTATTTGATGAATTTCAGAGTGAAGATAGTTGTTTTGATGAAAAATGCTATAGTGATAAATTGGATGCTTTTACACAAAAAGAGTTAGCCAGAATTATAAATGAAAATGAAGATGTATGTATAATAGGTAGTGCTAAACCTGATGATTTTTTATTGAATTTATGCAAACAATTTGATGTGAAAATTTTAAAGTATTATGATGATTATCGGACATATAAAGTTGGTGGCTTTATTGAAAAACAAGCTTTCAATATATCCGGAAATGATATTGGTAAATATGAAACAATTTGGGTAAAACCAATTGCTTCAAATACAAATTCAGAATTAAATTCAAATGATGATTCTATAAAAAATGACATTGCTAAAATTGAAGAGAGAGCAAAACGAGCTTTAGAGTTAGATGCCGAAAAAATTTGGACTGCTGTAAAAGAAATTGATGTAAGTACATTTAAAAATAATGATGAGCCATTATCAAACAATGAAAAAGTAGCCTTAATAGTGGCGCTAGCTTCAGAATGTTACCATTTACATAGTGAATTAGATTTTGTGAAAAATCTAAACATTAATAAAATACGTACTGAAGCTGTTCCAGATCAGTTAGTAAATTTAACTATTAGACATTTTATAAGTCATAAATTAAATGTGAATTATGGTTCACATGAAAATAATAACTGTGCTGCTGCATACAAACAATTATTAGAAGAATACTACTCAGATGAAATTAAAGCAATTGAAGCTTCACAAAAAGAAATTGCAGATAAACGTATTGAACGAAGTAGTCAAAGAATAGATGCTTTAAAATCTAAAATTGAAGTTGTTGAAGAAAAAGTAGTGAAAGGTAAAAAAACTTCAAAAGCCAAAAAATAATTGTAATGAATAGTTCATATGACATAATGGAATTATGGAGTAAACCTACTACATATAAATTCAGTTCAGATGAAATAGCATTTATTAAAAAGCATACTTCAAAAAATTCATATAAAGTGAAGTATGCTTTATACAATAAACATAGTTCACAAGGAAAATACATTGCATTTATTATTGATAGTAATCCAAATGCAACCAGAAAAAGTGGAATGGAAAATTTTTGGACTTATATCGCAGAAAGAGAAATTACTATCATTGAATATGATGAATTGATTGCCAATTTTGGATGTAACAATCGCAGATTCCAAGTTTGGTATTACAAAAGTATTGACCATTTGATTTTAGATGATTTAAAATATAGTGTGAAAACACCTGAAAGGTTTGTGAAAGTTTGCAAGGAAAAAGGCTACACCTTAGGAGTTCAGTTAAAAATGGAATTAAAATTTAATACAAGTAATTAAAATGCAAATCATTCAATATCAAAAAGAATTCCATATAAGGATACCATTTAACAATTGGCGCGAACGTAATTTGAAAGCTATTAAAGCTTTAAGCAATAGAAGATTTGATCCAGTAAAAAAAATGTGGGTAGCTCCAATTCAAGTATCAGATGAAGTGTTGGAATTAGTGAAAACACATAGAGCTGAATTATTGGTAGTTGAAAAACAAAATGCTATAAAAATTGAAGAATTACCACCTTTGCCAAGTTTAGATTTTGATTTACAATTAAAGCAAGGTTCATTAAGACCATATCAAGGAAATGGAGTTGCAAGAGGGTTGCAATTGAAACGATTTATAAATGGTGATGAACAGGGTTTAGGTAAAACTGTTCAAAGTATTTCAACTTTATATGTGGCAGATAAACAAGGTGAAGAAACATTTCCGTGCTTGGTTATTTGTCCATCTTCAACTAAAATAAATTGGCAACGAGAATGGCATCAATGGACCGATAAAAAAGCAGTTGTTTTAGATGATAAAAATAAAAATACCTGGCACCGCTTTTATGAAATGGGAATGGTTGATGTTTTTATTACAAATTATGAAAGCTTAAAAAAATTCTTTGTTGATTATATGCCACCGAAAGGACAAATGCGCAATTCAATGGATATTAAGTTGAACAAAAGAGCAGATTTATTTAAATCTGTAATAATTGATGAATCACATAGATGTAAAGACACTAAAACACAACAAACAAAATTTGCTTTGCGTATTTCTCAAAATAAGCATTGGCGCATTTTATTAACCGGAACACCAGTGGTTAATAAACCAATTGATTTATTTCCACAATTAGCCATTATGGGCCATTTAAATAAGTTTGGAGGCCCAAAAGGCTACAAAGTAAGATATTGTGAAGGTGGTTATGGTGCATCTAATTTAAAAGAGCTTAATTTTTTGCTAAACAAGTACTGTTTTTTCAGAAGAGAAAAGGTTGATGTTGCAAAAGATTTACCTGAAAAGCAACGACAAACCATTTTATGTGATATTACTACCAGGAATGAATACAACCGAGCTAAAAACCAATTTGTAAAATATTTAGAAGAGCAAGGTTGGGATGATAAAGAAATAGCTAAAAAATTACGTGGTGAAATAATGGTGAAGATGGGTGAATTAAAACGCATTTCAGCATTAGGAAAATTAGCTGAGGTAAAAGAGTTTGTGAATGAAGTAATGGATTCTGGACAAAAATTAATTGTGTTTTGTTCACTTCACTCAATTGTTGATGCAATGCTTCAAGAATACCCAAATGCAGTTACTGTTACTGGAAGAGATTCTATGGATGTGAAACAAGCAAATATTGATGCTTTTCAAAAAAATCCAGATGTTAAATTGATTGTTTGCAACATTAAAGCAGCTGGAGTTGGTATTACATTAACAGCGAGTTCTAGAGTTGCTTTTATTGAATATCCGTGGACATATGCAGATTGTGTACAATGTGAAGATAGAGCTCACAGAATTGGACAAAAAAATAATGTGATGTGTACTTACTTTTTAGGTGAAAATACTATTGATGAAAAATTGTTTGAAATGATCCAATCTAAAGCTGCAACTGCAAATACAATAACTGGAGCTACTGATGAAATGAAAACTGATTTTATAAATAATGTAAAAGATTTATTTAAATAGATTAAAGCTAATACAAAATGAATGGATATGAACTTTCAAGAAATTGGTTTGATTTCTGCTTTGAAAACCCTGAGTTAATAAAGCCTAATCATACAGCTATTTACTTTTTTGCAATTGAACATTGTAATCGTTTAGGTTGGAAAGAAAAGTTTGGTTTACCAAGTTCTATGACAATGGAAGCAATAGGAATTAAATCATACAACACATATATAAAAACTTTAAGAGATTTAGTTGAATGGGGTTTTATTGAAATGATTGAAATAAGTAAAAATCAATACTCCAGCAATATAATTGCTCTATCAAATTTTGACAAAGCACTTGACAAAGCACTTGACAAAGCATTAGTGAAAAATGGTATTTGCTCTATCAAAAAAAGTGAAAGCACTGTACAAAGCACAGGTGAAAGCACAGGTGAAAGCACTGTACAAAGCACAGGTGAAAGCATTGATAGTATAAATAAACAAATAAACCATGAACCAATTAAACAAGGGAACGTAGAAAAAACGCCACACCAAATTTTAAAAGATGATTTAATTTTTTGGGAACAATTTCAAATGAAATTTAAAAACTCTATTTCTGAATTTGAAAAAATGTTGATGATGTATGATTTAAAAGTTGAAGAAGAAGCATTGGATTATGTCCCCAAAGTTTTACAAGCACGATTGCAACGATTTGCTATTAATTGGCAAAGTATTGAACAAAAAGAATTAAATAAAAATGGAAACAAACAACCAACAATTAACCGTCAAACAGCAGCAACTATCGTTAGTAATAGCGAAGGCTGGGAAATTGAATGAAATTGATTTTGCAAAGAAAATTACTGAATTTCAAAAAATAAGAAATTTAGAAAATAAGACTGTTGCAAGTGGTTTGTCTATGATTTTTACAAAGGCTTCAAATTTAAGCGGAATTAAAGAACCAATTAGTCAAATCAATAAAACCGATATTGCTGAAATGATTTCTTTAAAATACAAGTTTTTATCATTAGAAGAAATAGAATTCGCATTTAAACACGATAGATATTCTGGTGATGCAATACCTCATTTTCAGCTTTTTAATGCGGAATATGTTTCAAAAGTTTTAAAGAAATATACAGATTTTATAACTAAAGTGCGCCAAGATAACAATATTGTTGGAGCTGTTAAAGAATTACCAAAACACATTATTTCAGAGGCTGACCGATTAAAATTAATAGACAAACATTTAACCGAAATGACATTACAGTTCCTTAAAACTGGAGAGATTGAAGCAAATTATATGTATTTATACTATGAACTTTTTAAACAAGGAAAATTACCACGTCATGATAAAAAATATACTGATTGGATAAAAAAAAGAGTTCATAAACAACTCTACAAATCAAAAGGAATTTCAATTTCTAATCTTGAAAATAATAAACGAAAAGCATTGATAAAATTTCATTTAGGTAATGGTAAAAGTGAAGCTGAAGTTCATAATGTATTAAAGCAATATAATTTACTTCTTATTCCTAAAGAAAACTATCAAATTAAAAAAACACTGAAAGCTATTCAAACAGGAAAAATTGATATAAGCTACCATTGCAGAAACTTAATACTTAAAGATTATTTGAATAATAAAATTAAAACCAATGAGTGAATTTATAGCAATTAGAAAAGAAAGAATAACAGGTACTAAACATAAAATTCCTAAAGTATGCTTAAGCCTTCCAAAAGGTGAATTCAGGTTCTATAAGTCAACTTGTGAATTGTTAAATATTGACCCTGTAAAACAAGGAATAATGTTTTATATCAATAAAGAAGAAAAAAAAGTAAGAGTAGAATTAGAAGAAAAACAGGATGATAACTATCATTTATCTGATAGAAAAGGATATAAAGCATTTACAAACAAAGTAATGGGGATTTTATTTTCTGACTTGTTTGATTTAGATATGGAAACATCACACTACTTCAATTTTAAGAAAAAGGAAAACACATTTATAATGACATTGATTTTATAAACTAAAATTTTGGATATGAAATTAACAAAGGACGAAGCCAGGGTTTTAGCCCAAGCGATGAGAATTGCAAAATACGAAATGAATACTCTTAGTTTTAATGTATTTGACAAATTCACAGAACTTGAAGATAAGTTAGAAAAATTTGGAAAAGACAAAAGAAGGATAGGTAGAACCAGTCAAGATGACTTCAATGATTGTCTTAAAAGATTTGCTAAATCATAATTACTGCCAACGGATACTGGTAAAATTAGTTTAATTAAATACAAAAATAACAATGAAAGATTTTAGAGAATTTATAAATGAGCAAAGCAAACAGTTATGTGATTGTGAATATCCGAATATTCGGACTGGTTTTGACGATGTTGAATATTGTGGGCTTTGTATGAAAAATATCGGTTAGCATAATTGCGTACAACGGTTTTTATAACAGCTTTTTTAATTGCTGTTATGCATTGTTAGGTTTTAGCAACGATTTAAAAAACGAAAATTTAGAGTAATGGTATTAACTAGAGTTGGCAATAAAAGAAAAATGAAAACACAGCTACAAACTTACTTCCCAGAGCATAAAATGCGTATAGAATTATTTTTTGGTGCTGGTGGCTCATTTTTCTACTTGCCAGCGCCTAAATATGCAATTCTGAATGATTTTGATGATGATGTTACTAATTTATACTTAGTAATTCTAAACAATAAAGAAGAATTAATTAAGCAAATTCAATTAATGCCAATTTCAGAAAGTTTGATCAAGCATTGGAAAGTTAATTTGGAAATTGACCCAATGAAAAAAGCTTTACGATTTTTACTACTCTCAAATTTTACCTATTTAGGAAAAGGAGATACGTTAAGGTTAGGATTAGATAATGCAAAAAAAATATTGATTAAGAATATTGAACCAACATTTTTAAAATTGCAAAACGTAAAACTCACAACTTGTGATTTTAGAAATGTAATTCCTAAAATTTCATTTTCAAAAAAACTAATTACTAAAGATGAAGCTTTTGTTTATCTAGATCCAGTTTATTTAGGAACGCAACATTATTATAAAGTGCCAAGTTGGAAAACTTCAGATACAGAAGATTGCTTTAAAATTATGGCTACAAGTGGAATTAATTGTGCTATGTCTGAATTTTATAATGAACAAGTGTTAGACTTTGCGTCAGATTATAAAATGAATGTAATCTATTTAAAAGAGCGAAAAAATATAAAGAATAGAAAACAAGAAATTTTAATAACTAATTACAGTAAACATCAAATAGCATTCAATTTTAATTAATATGAAAGGAATCATAGGATTATACACGTGCAGTTGCCATTTATTTAGCAGTTATGAAGCAGCTGAAACTGCAAAAAAACAAAAACTAGCCATTGGAACTCCAGTAAAAAATAGATGCACCAAAACTATAGGTAAGGTTATTGAACTTTGCGAACAAAAAGGATATGTTATTGTAAAGTATGGGCCATTACCAAAAGACAATCATTTAGAACACGTACAAGAACTAATAAAAATAAAGCCTCACTAAATTTAAACCAATTATGTCAACTCACAAACTAAAAATATTACCCGAATACTATCAAGCAGCAGCATCAGGAAATAAACCTTTTGAGATTCGTAAAAATGATAGAGATTATAAACTTGGAGATAAATTAGAACTTCAAGAATGGGATGGAGTAAACTATACAGGTAAAGAAATTCATGTTTATGTCACTTACATTCTGAAAGGTGGACTATATGGCTTAGATAAAGCTTATTGCATCCTTGGGACTAGAATTATTGAAGTGATTAAAAATGAACCATCAAAGATTACTGAATAGTTAGCATTGCTTTTAACGGTTTAGTATAACCAAAGTTGTGTTTTGGTTAAGACAATTTTTTCGTTTTATAAAACTAACAAAATTAGTATTAAGAAATATAATATATTATTAAATGCAACAATTTTGGTCATGCATTTTTGCCGCACGTTTTATTCAAAATTATTTCGTCCATTTAGCCATTCTCTAATGTAAAAACAATGTTCATCCCAAGGCATTTCTTTAATATCTTCTTCATTAAGTTCATCTGCTCTTGCAATTTCAAAAAAATCACCATTAAATTCATTAAAAAGTCTCCAAATTTTGTTGGCACTGTCAATATGTTGTCCATTAACTTTTCTAATCCAATTCCTAATTTGTCGAAGAGCTTTTTCAGGTTCATTATTGTGAATACAGATGTCATTTCCTGCAATATCTGAAATTGATTTTTGATAACGATATTTTTCTTTATCAAATATTAAAAAGTATTTTTCATTATGAAAAGGGCTTCCAAATCTTTTACATCCCATATCTAACCCAAGCTCAAAAGGCATATTAAACCTTGCTAATTCTCCTTTTTTCGACGATTCCATTCGGGATAAGTCGTGAATGCTGAATTTTGATTCATTTATTAAGTCTTGTATTCCACCGACTCTTGCATTTGCTCCGTTAATTGTTTCTGATAATAAAGGATTGTAACCTAAATATACTACTCCAAAAACAATAGCTTTTATGATTGGTTGGTATGCTTTGTCAAAAGGACAATTAATAAATATATTATTTTCAAAAGGCATAAATGATTAATCGGCTAATTGAACTTTCTCAACAGTTCCATCTGGTTTGTGTAAAACTAATTTGTCGGCTTCACCAGATTCAAGAATTTTTTTGCCGTTTAAAATAGCTATTTTTCTTGTAGAATATTCAGATAAAATTCTATCAGATCCTTCCTTGAAAATCACCCAATGTCCTTTTCTTGAAATGATATGAGCTTTAGTCCCAGAAGAACCAGCAGCACGAAATCTTGCGCCTAATGTTTTTTTTCTATCTGCTTTCATATATTCAAATATAATATTTTTTTAATTAACTGCAATTTTTATTCCAAATGTGTGGCAACTACCTGATTAAAATACTGTGGAGCTTGCGGAATCTATTTTAATCAGAGGTTAAATGCATTGTGGATTATAGTGAAATGACTAATATTTACACTTGCAAATTCTTTTACCAGCTTTTTTTGCTTCAGATTCTTTCATTTCTTTAATTCCTGATTTACATCTTCCCAGAGCTGAATGTTTTTTTGAGTTGTGATAAATTTCACTTTTACCACAAACATAAACGGTATTGTCAATAGGTGTAATGAAACCTAAACTTAAAATGATAGATATTCCAAATAGAAGTGATTTTATTTTCATAGCATTTTAGTTTTTAATTTGAGTTTTTTTATAATAAAACCTTTTTATGAATATTTATTTTAAATGTATTGCAATTATATTTATTAGGTTTCCTAGCACACAATATTTTTAGTACTTTTGAATAAAAATTAAATTATTTAAGAAATCTGTTTATTTAAATTTTGCTTAAATATTTGCAATGTTAATAATATTTTTTTTAAAATATAGATGACTTAATAAGTCAGTTGTTTTAAAATAAATGGCAATAAATCAAAATAATATGATTATTCAAATCACAATTTTAAAAAACTTCAGTAACACACATCCATCCATTAATCCGGGAAGAACATTTTAAAATGTTAATGATGAAAATATTACAAATCATATGAGAAAAATATATCTGCCAACATTAAAAAAAATTCACATACAAAACTTTACTTTATATCCAAATGGTTTAAACTTTGAATATGAATTTATCAATGGAATAAACATCATAATTGGTGGAAATGGGATGGGAAAAACCACTCTTGTTAATTTAATTAAATATTCCATAATTGGTCATTACAAAAAAGATTTTGACTTTACAAGAACTTACAAAGACCGTAAAATTGAAAAAAGGATTTTACATCCAATGGATTATTATAAAAATAGGCAGGATAGTTCAATAACAACTGATTCAAAAGCCAATATCACAATAAGTTTTGAAATTAATGATAATCTATTTTCAGTCACAAGATGTATAGAAAGTATTACTTTAAATTCTTATTCTTTGAATGGAGATAAAATTGAAGGAAAAATTATTTCTCAAAGTAAATATGAAGATTTAAGTGATGATATAAAACACGAATATTTACAGAAAAAATATGAAGATGATATTTCTAAAGTGTCTGAACTATCATTTGATGATTTGATTTTCTTTGTAAATGAAATATTATATTTTGGAGAAGATCACAAAACAATTTTATGGAATGATGGTAAAATAGGGAATGATGTTCAAAATGAATTATTTAATAAATATTTCAATACTCCAGAATTAGATAAATTAAGACAAGAAGCAGAGAGGCAAGCTAAATATTTTGACAGTAGTGCAAGACACAGATCTGAAGATATTAGAGCTATTAAAAAAGTTTTAGATAAAGTTAATGATAGTAAGAATAAAGACGATAATACTCAATCCATTAATTCTAAAATTATCAATATAAAAAATGAAATTGAAAAACTTGATAAGCAACTTGATAATAAACAAAGTTATAGGAAGAAAGTTGATAATAAAATTCAATTATTAAGTAATCAAATAAATGAGATTAGTGTAAAAGAGACAAACCTTGATAAGGATAAAAAAACAGCTGAGAATAAACTATTTGCAAATAAATGGCAGCATTTACATAAGAATTATGATTTATATTTTAAAAGTATAAAAACTAATCACATATGTCCTTTATGCACCAAGGAAGTTGAAGATACTTTCGCTGAAGCTATATTAAGTAATTCTAATAATTGTATATTATGCAATCAAGAAATTAATGAAGTAGAAAATAAATCTTTAGATTTAGAATATGATGAAATAAACAAATTATTAATTGAAGAACACCGCAAACTACAAAACTTTCAAAAGGAAATAAGTGAAAATGATAAAATTCTTAAAGAATTAGATAAAGAATTTAGGATTATTTCTGCGAGAAAAAGAGAATTTCAATCAACTTTAAGAGAGTTAGAATTTAGTAATTCTAAAGTGCCAAATTCTGAAACAGACCAACTTCAAGCCTTCTATGATGAAATAGCTAATCTTGAAAAATTAAAAAATGAATTTCAAGAAAAGAGTACTATTGAAAAAAATAAAGCTGATGAATTTTCAAAATTAATTGAAGAACAAATTTCAAAAGAAACTAAAAGATTTTCTATATTATTTTCAGAATTTGCTGGAGAATTTCTTGGCGTAAAATGTTCTTTAACATATGCTGATTTAGGTGATGGAAATAAAAGGTTTTATCCTGTTATTGATGGTAAGACCCGTCAATTTGAAGAAGAACTTTCAGAATCACAAAGGTTTTTTGTTGACCATTCATTCAGAATGAGTATTCTATCTTTTTTTTATACAAAACCAACTTTTTATATAGTTGAAACTCCGGATAGTAGTTTAGATATTTCATACGAAAAAAATGCCGCAAAAGTATTTATGAAATTTTTGGAAAAAGATAACTCATTAATATTGACTACAAACTTAAATAATAGCGAATTCTTAAATCATTTGATAGAATTATCTAAAAATCAAATATCTATTATTAGTCTTTTAGATATCGGTAAAAAATCAGTAATTCAAAATGCAAGTAATACATTGTTAGAAGTTTATAATAAAATTAAATTAAAAATTAAATAATGAAACAGTCCACTAAAGAATTATATAATTCAAACAATGATATAATTGGTTTACTACAACTCATCAAAGGAATTGGCTGGCAATCTATTAGAGAGCAATCTATACAAAGAACGCTATATTTAACCAAAGTACTTTATACATTCGTTAATGATGAGAATGAAAATTTATTTAGTGATTATTATTTCTCAATAAGTATTACTGGTCCATATTCCGAGCTTATAAATCGTTCAATACTTGATTTAAAAGTAAGAGAAATTTTAACTGAAGATATAGAAGGTAATTTAAAGCTTTCACAATTTAAATATAAATTTGAAGGTGATGAAAAGAAGTTTAATTGGCTTAAAACTATTGTTTATATTTTAGGTATATATGGCGAAAATAAAATTTTTAGTTTCACAATCAATGATCCGTTGTATAAAGAAGCTATAGAAACAAATTCGCAAAAAACATTAGATACTTCTCCAGAAAATAAAACAGTAAAAACTTTGAATGAATTCAAAGCTGCATTTGAAGAAACTTTAAATGACATATCAGAGATTAGTAAAGATGAATATCTTGAACTATACTTTGAATATGTCTTTAGTAAAATAATTTTAAGAGAAGAATAAATATGGGAGGATTTAATTTTAGAACAGATTCTTTCAAGCAATTTTTAAAAGATAAAGAATCACAAATTCATATTCGAACGGAAAGTGGAATTCAGGAAACTGATAATTTTAAAAATCTACATAGATGTATAGCAACTTATCATAGAGAAAGACCTATTCAAGACTTTACAGCCATATTAATTTCAAAAGATGAAATCAGTAATTTAATTACAGATTTTAGTGATAAATTATTTAAAACATTAGATGAAAATGAGTGTATTATAAATAATCATTTGCTTTTTGATGGAAATTTAGATTTAATAAAGGTTGAGAGGAAAGAAATTAAGAATAACAATGATGCAAGAAAATATTATTTAGAATTATCTTGTGAAGTTTGTGTATTTTTAATTAACCCTAAAGGAGTTCATTATTTTGTAGATGGTAAAGATGTTGGAGAAGCAATTTTCTTTACAACTGATGCTCTAAATACATATAATGAACTAAAAGATATCACAAAAATTATAGAAATATTTGATGAATATCGAAGCCATTTAAAAGTAAAAAATAATTATTATAAATTTTTTGCATCTAAAAGTACAAAATCTTCACTTTGCAAACATTTAATTGATAATCCTACTAAAAAACAGTACGAGGATTTTAATAATGAACATAAACAATTACTCGAAAATAAGCCAGAGGATAGGTTTAGAGATGATTTAAGAATGTACTTGACAAAAAATCTAAAAGCTACAGTTTTAAGTAAAGAATATATTCTTGAAAATTTTAAAAGATTAGATATATTTATAAATGATGATTTTGGAGAGCTTTATTTAATTGAAGTTAAATGGGTTGGTGTAAGTATACACTCACTAGGACAAAAAATAGGTACTTGTTATGAAGCAAAAGATATAAACCCAAATGCGGTTTTACAAACTGTAGATTATATCAGACAACTTAATAATGAAAGAAAGAATATCAAATTAGCTTATTTAGCTGTTTTTGATGCAAGAAATGAAGATTTACCAGACACTGTTGATGTATTTGATGAAAAGCATTTGATTGAAGATTTGAGTAAGTATTATCCAAGATTTAAAAAAATTCCAGATTTCAAAGTAATTAATCAACATCCATCATAAAAAATTATTAATTTGAATTTTAAAGACTACACTAACCAATACTCTAATTTAGTTACATTTACCCCTAATAAAAACACACCAATTCATAGGTGGTATCCATTAGTTGAAGGATATTCTACAGACTTTGTTAAAAATATTATTGAAGAACAAGAAAATAAACCTGAATTTTGCTTTGATCCTTTCGGGGGTATTGGTACTACAGCTTTAACTTGTTATGAAATGGGGATTAAATGTGTTTCAATAGAATCAAGTCCATTTTTTTATGATGTATCTAATATTAAAATTAATTTCTCTAATTTATCTTCTGACATTTTAGAGAAATTAATGAATAAAATTGCTATAAGTTTATCAAAAAGCAAATCTTTAGTTGAACATCCAAAACTACAGTCCAAGACATTTTTTGAAAATTCAAAAAGAGAAAAATGGGTTTTTCATCAATCTGCATCAAATGGTATTTTTGATATTGTTAAATCAATAGATAAAATCTGTAAAGGAGATAATAAAGAATATAAAAAAGTATTCAAAATATCATTAGCCACAATTTTACAAGAAGTAAGTAACGTTTTTAAAAATGGTAAATGTTTATCTTACAAAAAAAATTGGCAAGAAAAAAAATATGAACGTGAAAAAGTACATCAACTTTTTTTGAATCATTCAAAAAATGTAATTTTAGAGGATTTAAAAAATATTGATTTAAAATATGGGGGTTTTTATAAAGAAAATGATATTCTTTTTGGAGATTCAAGAAAAAAAATAAAAGAAATTAGTGATGGTATTGATATAGTAATCACATCTCCTCCTTATTTAAATTCCAGAGACTATACTGATATATATAGACTTGAATTATGGATGTTAGGTTATGTATCAACTTATAAAAGTGAAAAAGTGATAAGAAAAAGTGCTTTAACTTCTCATGTTCAAATACAATTACCTAAAGTAGACTTTCCAAAAATTGAAGAATTAGAAAAAACAATTGCATATTTAGAAAGTGATGAAGCTGAATTATGGAATCTAAATATTCCTAATATGGTAAGAGGTTATTTTAATGATATGCAAAATCTTCTTTTAGATTTAAAATCAAAGTTAAATCCTAATGCTAAATTATATATTAATGTATCAAATTCAGCTTATTCTAATCATATTATTGAGGTTGATGTAATTATTGCAAAAGCTGCTGAATTGATTGGATATAGATGTGAAGAAATTAGAATTGCAAGGCCAATAAAGACAAGTAGTCAACAATCCAAAAAAATGAATATTGATAACATGAGAGAAAGTGTAATTGTGTTGACAAAATTATAAATTTGTATAAGATTTTTACACTTTAATACCATTAATTCCAAACTTAATATAAAAATTACTATTAAGTGTTAGTTCCTCAGCTCATCAAACAATTTGTTTTTTAGGACATTACGATATGCTTTATACTTAAAATCTAACAAACCATCAATCTAAAAGTTTATAAAACATTCAAAATAATAACGCATTTATTTGACAACTTTATCCAGTAACTTTTTTCCAATCATTTGTATAATATGTGTAACATAAGAAATTCAACCTTATGTTGTTGAAAAGTATTTGAAAGGTTTAGTTTAAAATTTATTTTAAACCAATATACAACATCAATAATCTTTTCAAACCTTTTATAATTTCAAATTATTTAGCTATATTTGAATTTAGTATGATACTTCAAAAAGTCCTATAGAAACACTTTAGGCGCCGATATTTCAAAACACATTTTACAAAACATTGACTAAAGAAGAAATTCTTCAACAATCAGTTGCTGACTATTTGCGTTTGCAATATTCAAAAATATTGTTTTGCCATATTGCCAATGAGCGTAAAACTTCACCAGCTCGTGGTGCCAAATTGAAGCGTTTAGGCGTTAAATCTGGAATGCCTGATGTTATGGTTTTTCAACCTAAATTCATTAAAAATGGCAACAACATAATTGAAGGAATTAGCAATATAGGTTTAGCTATTGAACTTAAAATTGAACCAAACAAACCTTCTGAAAATCAATTAAAAGTATTAGCGCATTTAAAATCTGTTGGATGGAAATGTGCAGTGTGTTATTCATTTGATGAATCTAAAACAGTAATTGATGATTATTTCAATTAACCATATAAACAATTTTATGAAAGCGAGTAGGCTTTTAGTGTGCATCATTGGGATGATGATGTTCACAGTGTGTGGAACGGTTACAACCACCGCTGCCAATAAATCGGATGTCATTAATGTAATTGATGACAGCTTTATCAATGAAGCAATTGTAACCAATAATGTATTAATGCATCAATTCACTTTAGATCTATATGATATGAATGATGTTTTTATTTTAATTAATAGTTATCCTTTAGCAATTGAATTTGATTGTTTGGATAAAAGTGTATTTAAGCAAAATTGGAATCAAAGCTTTAAAATACATGCAACACAAAAAAATGCTGATTTTTTGGTAAGTAAGTATAGGTGTCCAAGAGATAATATTTGAGTTAGTTAATATTTAGTTTAAGTAGGAAAAGCCTTTAATGTGTGTAATAGGTTAAAGGCTTTTTTAAAAATCGCGAGATAGAGCAGTTGGCAGCTCGGGAGATTCATAACCTCCAGGTCGCAGGTTCGAGTCCTGTTCTCGCTACAACGCAATCCGATAGACGAATGAAAATTTGAGTAGTAAACGAGAAGTGTTGATTTGACAAAAAGGAAAGACTTTTAAATTATGCGAATAATCAAACGGATTTACAAACAAAATAATTTTCTGACCGAATTGAAAAGTAATTCTGACTGCTAGGAAAGACTAGCATTTTTTAAAATTTAAATGTATGATTTTAGATTTCCTATTAAAAAAAAGATATAAGGTTGTTTCTGCTTCAGAAATTGAAAGTCGCGATGTTACCAGCGGTTTTTCAAAACGAAACATTAATAAAAAACAAATTGCAATTATTGGAGGAAAGAAAATGCAATACACACAAAATCTAATTGTTGTTAGAAATGAGTTGTATAAAAATATTCAAGTATTTGTAAAGCACAAAATCAAAAGAAATAAACAAAGTAAAAAACTCACCAGCTTGGTTTTAATACCTAAGAAGAAAGGTGATACTGTTTGGTTTTAATAATATCAATAATGAGTAAAATAGAACACATAAAACTACCCATAAGTAAAATTATTCTTTTGGAAGAAAATCCAAGAGAAATTACTGATGATGAATTAAAAAAATTATCGGATGATATTTCTAAGGATCCTAATTTTTTACATCAACGGCCATCACTCATAAATTTTACAAATGGAGCATATTATTGTTATGCCGGAACTCAAAGAATTAAAGCACAACAGTTATTAGGTTTTAATAGTGCAATTTGTTTTGTTGAAAATGATGTTCCTTATGATATTCAAAAGGAAAGAATGTTGAAAGATAATTTACATCGTGGTAAATGGAATGAAGACAAATTATCGGAATTAGATTTTAGCATTGCTGAATTAGAAGATATAGGTTTCGATTTTAAAGAATTAAACATTGATACAAGTTTATTTGATGAGCCAACAATGGATGAGTTAACGGCTCCTAAAAAAGACAACCCACCAACTATTAAAATAACATTTGTAAGTGAAAAACAAATGAATGATTTTGAAAAAGAAATTATTGAATTAAAAAGAATAAATCCTTTGTTCCAGGACATTAAATACAGTTTTAGTTTAGGTGAATTATGAAAATAGAAAAAGCTTCAGGAAAAGCCATTAAATATGCTTGTATGAAATTTCATTATGCAAAAGCTGTACCTCAAATACGTTTGGGATATTCAGTTTTTAATGATGCGAATGAATGGTGCGGAGTTGTATTGTTTTCAAATGGGGCAAATCCGCATATTGCATCAGAATTCGGATTGGTACAAGGTCAAGTTGTAGAATTAGTTCGTGTTGCATTAAATGGTAAACAAAATGCAACATCCCAAGTGTTGGCAGCTACATTACGTCAAATTACAAAAGATGCTCCAGCTGTAAAAATTATTGTGAGTTATGCAGACCGTAATCAAAACCATATTGGAACAATTTACCAAGCTACTAATTGGTATTATTTAGGCGAATATGCAAATGAAAGAGGTATTATTTTAAATGGAAAATTAACACATCGTAGATCTATAAATAAAAAATATGGAACTTCAACTTTAAGTGTTTTAAAAGAAAAAGTAGACCCCAATGCTGAAATTGTTAAAGGTAAGGCTAAAATAAAATATGTGTTTCCATTAGATAAATGGCAGCGTAAAAAGATAATGAAGATTGCAAAACCCTATCCGAAAAAGATAGTGGAGGTAGATTTATAAAAAATAATTAAATTAGTCGTCTAATATTTTCAATAGATGAGTGATTTTCAAAATAAGTTTTTAATGTACATAGATTACTTAAAAAGAAAATTAAAAAGAAGAAAAGAATCATTTAAAGACCTTCAAGATTTAATTGATAGTGGTTCTGCATCACCAATGGCAAAACAACGCTATTTTGAAATGAAAGGACGTATTGAAGAGTTAGAAGATGATGTTGATGCTGCTGAAGGATTGCTTAAAAAAGAAGAATAATTCTTTTTAAAACAATGATTGTAAACAATCAATAAATACTTGAAATACAGGTGAAGGAATAATGTCCTATTATTCAATTGCACCCAATCACAATTACGTTTTATTAATTTTTTTAAAGGAATAGAAATATCTATTAATGCCTGTTCGTAAAAAAAATACAGTCAAAACCACCAAACGAAAAGTTGGTAGGCCAACGCGTTATAAAGCTGAATATGCAACTCAAGCTTTAAAACTTACAATATTAGGTGCTACAGATATTGAAATGGCTGATTTTTTTGGTGTAGTTGAATCAACTATTAATCTATGGAAACTAAAACATAAAGAATTTTCAGAGTCCATAAAAAAGGGAAAAATTGAAGCTGATGCAAATGTAGCTTCATCATTATATAAAAAAGCAATAGGATTTAAACATCCAGATACTAAAGTATTTCTTCATGATGGAAAACCAGTGAAAGTTCCAGTTGAAAAACATTATGCGCCTGATTCCACAGCAGCAATATTTTGGTTAAAAAATAGACAACCTGAAAAATGGAGAGATACAAAGAATATTGACCATACCACTGGAGGTGAAAAAATGAATTTAAGTAGAGAAGAACGAGATGCTGAAATCCAGGAATTAATTAAAAAACACAATGAGTCTGAATCATAATGAATATGAAAGATTAAAGCATTTATTGTATTTGAATGATGTTGAGGATAGTCGAGATAATTTATTAAAGTTCACAAAAACAACATTTAAGAAATTCACACCAAAAGAATTTCATATTAAGTTCTATGACATATTAAACAGATTTGCACACAAAGAAATTAAAAATCTGATTACATCTATGCCTCCTCAACACGGAAAGAGTGAAGCTGCAACTAGAAGACTATTCGCATTTATTGCTGGATTAAGACCAGATGAAAAGATGGGTTTAATTTGTTATGCAGCAACTAAATCTGAAAAATTTGGGAGGGAAATAATGGGAATTATGCGTGAACAGGTATATAAAGACATTTTTCCAAATGTTCAATATCCTGAACGTGGTTATACAGGTGCTAAAGCAAATACAAATACTGAAAGAGAATCCATAAATTCTTTAGGTTCAATGAAATTTGTAGGTGTTGGTGGTCCATTAACAGGGGATGCAATTGATATACTTGCAATGGATGATTTATATAAAGATTGGAAAGAAGCTAATTCACCGATAGTACAAGAAAATGTTTGGGATTGGTATATAGCAGTTGCAGATTCAAGACTGCATAATGACTCCCAACAGCTCATCACATTTACGCGTTGGAGTGATAATGATTTAATTGCAAAACTAATTTCATTAGGATTGGTTGTTTTATATGACGGTTCTGAAGATTTAGATACAGTAATTGCTAACTTAAGAGATGACCAATTTTTAATGATAAACTTTCCAGCTTTAAAGGTTGGAGAACCAACTGAATTAGATCCAAGAAAACCAGGAGAGGCATTATGGGAAGAAAAACATTCTAAAAAAAAGTTAGAAAGTACACGAGATAAAGATCCTGATAAATTTGAATGTTTACATCAAGGAAATCCAGTGAATAAAAAAGGATTGTTGTATCGAAAATTCAAAACATATACAGAATTACCAGAATTAAAGATTATTAAGAATTATACAGATACAGCTGATACAGGTAAAGATTATTTATGCTCAATAGTATATGGTATTCCATTAAATAAAATAGATACTCATAAATATATAATTGATGTTTTATTCACAAATGAAGCGATGGAAGTTACAGAACCACAAACAGCAAAATTGTTGAATGATAACAATGTGAATTTGGCAAAAATTGAAAGTAATAATGGTGGACGTGGTTTTGCTAGAAATGTAAAAACTGAAATAAAAAATAGAAAGTATAAAAACACAGCAATTATATGGTTTCATCAAGGGAATAATAAAGAAGCTCGAATATTTTCTGAAAGTGCATCTGTTAATAATGAAATTGTAATGCCTGATGATTGGCATATAAGGTGGCCAGATTTTTATCAGCACATTACAACGTATAAAAAAATATTTAGTGAAAATAAAATTGATGATGGACCTGATACATTAACAGGAATCATTGAAACTGAAGCTGTGAAAAAAGTAACACTAAAAACAGAATTAAGTAAGGAAGAATTAGGATTATTTTAAATGAACATACAATGGTAATAGATTTAATTAAAGAGGGTAAAATAGCTGATGCAATAGAATTATTACAAAAGAATGCAGTTGGTGATGTTGAAAAATACACAAAAGAATTTAATAATGACCGCACAATAAGAGCTACACAAGTTGGTAAACGTAGTGATAAAGTTACAGCAAAGGAAGTTATTAAAGTAGCTAAAATACCTATTCCATTTCAGCGAAAAATTGTTAAAAGTGCTGCTTCATTTTTATTTGCTAAACCAGTTAAATTAATTGGAAAAGAAGTAAATGATAATAATTCAATAATTACCGATTTATGGGATGATTTAAGAATGGATTCTTTACTCCTAAATTTTTGTAAAACTGTGAAATCTGAAACATCGGCAGCAATTGTTTTTTTCCCTGTGAAAAAAGAAGGTGAAATTGAAACAAAAATTAAGGCAAGAATTTTAGATAATACTTCGGGTAAGTTATATCCAGAATTTGATGCTTTTGGAGATATGATTTCATTTGGTTGGGAATATGAAACAACTGAAAATGATAAAAAAGTAAAGTACTTGTATTTATATACTGCTGAAACAAATTACATTTTTAGAAATGAAAAAGAATGGTTGTTGGCAAGTGAAAATGGAGAAACAAAAAATGAATTGCAGAAAATTCCTATTGTGTATTTATCTCAAGAACATCCTGAATGGTGGGAAGTACAAGACTTAATTGATAGGTTTGAAAACACTTTTGCAAGATTTTGTGATACCAACGATTATTTTGCAAATCCTAAATACAAAATTAAAGGTTCGGTTGGAACTTATCCAGATAAAGATACAACAGCTATTAAAGTTGATATTGTTGAAACAGAAAATGGAAATGTTGTTTCTGGAGATGTTGATATTATTTCTTGGGATAGAGCACCCGAAGCTTTAAAATTAGAGTTTGAAACTTCAGAAAAATTGATTTATGGATTGTCCGATACAGCAAACTTCAGTACCGAATCTATGAAAGGAATAGGTAATGTAGCCAATTATGCAATGGAGTTAATGTTTTATGGATCTATTTTAAAAGCTAAATGGGATGAAGGAGATTACCAGGTTGTTATTAGTAGGATAATCAATATTATGAAAGCGAGTGTGAAAGTGTTTGGTTACAACGGTAAAAAAATAGATTTAGAAGAAAATGATTTCAATGTGCAATTTCAATCTGTTTTGCCTAAAAACTTAAAGGAAATTATGGAAATTTTATCTGAAGCAACTGGAGGTAAAGCTACAATGAGTCAAGCAACAGCTGTTGCAAATAATCCATTGGTTGAAGATAATGAAGAAGAATTGGAAACAATTCAAGAAGAAGAAACCAATGCTAAAAAAGTGGAACTAGGCTCAACGGTTATATAATGAAAGAAATTGTATTAGCTTTTTATATCGGTCAAATTGTGTATTTGAAAACCGATTTAGAACAAGAAAAATATTTTGTAACTGGAATTGAAATAAGACAAACAGGTGTTAAGTATTTTATTTCCAGTAAAGGATATGAAAGTGCTGTGTATGATTTTGAATTAACAAAAGATCAAAACGTATTAGTAAAATTAGGAATTGATTAAAAATAAATATCATGGAAAAAATAAAAGAAATAGAACAATACATTAAAACAAATGGATTTACAAAGAATCAAATAATTCATTCAGATAAAGAAACTGTTATTATGGTATTAGGCTATACTAATTCTGGACTTAAAAAGTCAATCAGTTTTAATAAAAAAGAAAAAACAATTCAGCAATTATCAGCTGATGGAAGTTTAACTTTTGATGATTTTATAATAAAAGAAAAATCTAAAATTGCCAACACCCAAAAATCATAAGGAACTTTTAAATCTATTAATTATCCAGGAAAACAACCTGAATATATTATATAGCAATATGGCTAATGATTTAGCTTCAATTCTTAGGCAATATAAAGTAACTGATAAATCTGTTTGGTATAAAAATAAAGATGTAAAAAGAAAAGTAGATGTTTTAATGAACAAATTCAGAGGTGTGTATTTTAATTATATATCAAATAGTGTTCAGCAATCTTGGGAATTATCTAATAATCATACTGATAATTTAATAACGAATTATACTAACGGAATTACAATTCCTGATAATTATCAAAGAAAGTTTTATCAAAGAAATGCAGCAGCTGTTCAATCTTTTATAAATAGAGGCAAAGAGGGGTTTCGGTTATCTGATAGAGTTTGGAGTTTAACAAATCAAACGCGTGAGCAATTAGAAACTTTTATTTCATCAGGTTTAACCGTTGGTCGTCCAGCTTCAAAATTAGCATTGGATTTAAAGCAATTTTTAAAAGAACCTGAAAGAAGGTTTAGAAGATTACGAGATCCAGAAACAGGAAAATTAATATTAAGCAATCCTGCAAAAAATTATCATCCTGGGCGTGGGGTTTATAGATCATCTTATAAAAATGCACTTAGGCTTTCTCGTAATGAAATTAATATTGCTTATAGAACTGCAGACAATTTGCGCCGACAAAATTTACCATTTGTTTTAGGTATTGAAGTTCATTTAAGCAATGCGCATCCGGCTTATGATATTTGCGATGAATTGCAAGGTGATTATCCTAAAAACTTCAATTTTATTGGATGGCATCCTAATTGTTTGTGTTACTCAAAATCAAAATTATTATCAAAAGAAGATTTTGTAAAATATTTGAAAGGAAAGGAAATTTCACAATCAAAATATGTGAAATCAATTCCTATTAATGCAGCACGATATTTAAATAATAATTCTGAACGTATAAAAGGTTTAACAAACAAACCTCATTTTGTTGCAGAAAATTTTAAAAACACAAAAGCTGGATTTTCTTTAAAAAAAAATATTGGTGTTGATGTGAAAGTTCCAAAATTGGTTGAAAACAATATGATTACCAATCTTAAAAACTCTGGTGTTCATGTGAATTTTAATGAAACTTCATTAAACGATTTTAATTCCAAAGCAAAAGGTTTCGATTTGAATACTATGTTTTCATCATTAGAAACGGAACTTCAATTAAATGGAATTTCAAGAATTAGAAAAACTGTTGATTTTAGTAATAGTGGATTTAATTTTTCATTATCAGGTAGAGATTTTGAAATGACTAGGGAAATTAAATATAAAGATGATTTTAATAGTGTATACCACGCATATTTGAGAGTTCCAAAAAGCACGCAAGGAAAAGGATTAACTAAAAAAATGTTTCAAACATTATATAAACAATATGAAGCTGGAAATATAAAACAAATTAACGTAACTGCTAATATTGATGTGGGTGGCTATGCTTGGGCCAAATATGGTTTTTCAGCTACTAAAAAGAGTGAAGTTTTACATATTATTAATAAATCTCAAAATGAAGCTTTTAAGCAAATTGCTAAACGAAAAGCAAATTATCATTATAAAAAATATGGAAATGATAAACCTTTTCCAATGATAAGATTTGCAAATATAGAAGGTGGTAAAAAAGAATTGTTAGGTACTTGGTGGAGTGGCACCATTGATTTGACAAATAAAAAAGAATTAGAATGGTTTTTAAATTATTTATTTCAATAATTTTTCCCATTTAGAACGATACTTATTGTATTGTTCAATGGTTACATTATAATCTTTTAATAATACTTCAAGGGTGTCATACCCTTCATTTAATTCATCAACAACACAAGAAACACGATGTGATATTTCTGTTTCAGAATCAATACTGAATTCAGAGTGCATTTTGGTTGTAAGTTCTTCTTTCATAATAACAAAATTAGTAAAAAATGAGCAAAACAAGAAATATAATAGCTGATGCAGAAAAGTACATCAATAAACATAATGTGCCTTGTACTGTTGAAGAATTATTTATTGAATTTGAACGTAAGTATAGATTGCATATTGAATTTGAAGCATATTTAAAACAAGAAAATATTAACTCCAAGTTAGAGAAAATGAGAAGAGATAAAAGATTATTAGAAAAAAGAAAGCTATTTGCTGAATGGTATTTTGTTAAAAACCAAGCAACCCAATCTGTAAAAAAATCATTCATAAATATTTCAGAAATGGTATTTGCATCAACAAAAACTGTTCAAAATGACATATTAAAGGAAACTACTGATTAAACAATGTTTAAATATTCTTAATTATTGATGCTCGAAGTATTTTTATTGTCAATAATAATTTTAATCAATAATTAAATTTTATGCTAAAAGAGAAACTCAAACTGGCACTCAAAGCAGCAGGGCTATCGGAGGAGCTTGCAGAAACAATTAACATTACATCAGAAGCGCAAATTGAGGGAATTATAATTGGTTTACAATCAACTCAATCTAATGATGGTGAAATAGACTTTAATACTGTGTTGGGGTCTCCTAAATTTTCTGAATTTATTACTAAAACTGGATTTGACAATGTGCTTAAATTATCAAAAAGTTTACAAAGTGAACATGATAAAAAAGTAACAGCTGGCATTAAAACATTCCAGGAAAAGTATTTCAAAAAAATAAATGGAGAAGACAACGATGATGATGATCCTACAAAAATGAAAAATGAAAACAATGACACGCCAGCTTGGGCAAAAGCTTTAATGGATGATGTTAAAGAATTGAAAAATTCTAAAACAAAATCAACAAAATTAGAACAAGCAACAACTGTTATTAATGCTTCAAAAGTTTTACCAGATACACTTAAAAAGGAATGGATAAACAGGTTTAATTTGGAGAGTGAAACATCATTTGATGAACAGTTAAAAGGATTAGAAACGGAATATACTAACATTCACAAAACTATTTTGGGAGACGTTAAAATTCCAGGTTTACCACAAGGTGGTAATCCACCAACAGGTGAAGCTTCAGATGAAGAAATTGCTGCAATTGCAGATAATTTAATCTAAAAAAAGCAAAATGGCTACAGTAAATTTAACAAGCAAAAACAATGTTGATACTACAAATGATTCTGTAGTAATCGTAAATCATTTAGAAGGTATTGCTGGTGGTAGAACATTAGATGTTACAGGCTTTGCTGATGCAGAAATATCAGCAGGTCACGTAATTATCAAAGAAACTGCAACTGGCGAGTACAAACCACTTCCAACAAGTGGAACATTGCCAGAAGGTCATACTTATGCAGGTATTTTAGTTGCTTCTATAGAAACAGCTAAAGCAATGGCCGCAATTATGGTAAGAGGAACAGTAAATGAAGCTTATGCAAAGTATGCAATTCCTGCAGGTGCAAAAACAGCTTTAAGTTTAATCAGATTCATAAACGAATAAGAATATGGAAGCTTCAATTTTTAAAGATATAATTGGAAAAATATTTCCAAAATTAGCAAAGAAAATTACCGAAAAGGTAAATGACAAAGAAGGTGAAATTCAATACGAACATAAAAAGTATTTAAAAAAGGATTTTTCACCTGATATGAAATTCGAAAGCTTGTCATCAAACACAAGCATTGTTGCAGCAGATGTTGTAACATTGGATTCAGAATTAACCTTAAAGAAAAGAGGTTCTTATGCATCAGCAACTGGAGAAATTCCTAAAATTGGTATGATAAAAGCATTAAATGAAAGTATGTTGCAAGCCTTGAAAAATCTTACTGCCAGAGGAAAGAAAGAAGCCGAAATTGCACAGAAATTATTTAAAGATGCTGTTGATAGCGTAAAAGGTGTTCAAGAACGTTTAGATATGATGTTTTTACAAGCATTATCTACTGGTGTAACATTGGTTGATGAAAATACAAATACTGGCGAAGGTATTAGAATTGATTTTGGTATTCCAGAAGAAAATCAACTTGGTGCTATAACAAAAGTATGGACCGATGCAGACGCAACTCCTATTGATGATATTGAAAATGTAATTTCAAAAGCTCGTTCAAATGGACATATTTTAAAATATATGTTTATTGATAAGGTAACGTATAATGCATTTAAATTGAATGCACAGGTTAAGGCTGCTTTTGCAGGTTTAATGAAAATAAATGTAGATTATATTTTTAGAGTTACCAATGAAGAATTACAGAATTACTTAATTCAAGAACATGGGTTGCAATTAATTGTTATCAATAAAGTATGCCAAATTGAAAAAGGTGGAAAAAAAGTTGCTGTTGAACCTTGGGAAAAAGGAATGGTTACATTTACAACTACTACAGATTTAGGAACTTTAACTTATGGTGAACTTGCTGAAGTGGATCATCCAGTTGCTGGAGTTGAATATAGTGTTGTTGATGATTTTATTTTAGTTTCTATGTTTAGAACTAACAATCCATTGAAAGAAAATACAAGTGTTCAAGCATTGGCAATTCCAGTAATTGATAATGTTGATAGTATTTATTTATTAGATACTAATGAAGCAACCGCAAGTGAAGACACTCAAACTGAAGGTGATGCAAATTACTTATACAAAACAGTACTTTATACGAAAGCCTCTGTTGTAACTGGTATTAATGCAGCTAGAGTTATTGATGAACAAGTTCCAATGGCGTCAATTTCACAATTAGATGCAACTTTAGCTAAGAAAATTAATAGTTTATCTGAAGAAGGAGTTGCATTGTTTGAAGCTGAATTAGTAGCTGTATAATGACAATATTAGAAGCCATACAAGCAAACCCTTTGTTTTCAATGGTAACATTGGAACATATAAACTCCAAATTAATTGGCCGCATCATTGATGGTGCGGCTAATTATACTGAAAATGATTTGCAAAGTGTGGAATTGGTTTCTGCTGATTTGTATTTAGATATTGCTCTGTTACCAGAATTTAAAGAAGGACAATTATCAATCAAATATAATGTTTCAGATTTAAAAGCAAGAGCAAAAAGTATTTACACAAAATATGATGATGCAAAACTTTCTGAAATGGGTCCTAAGATTATTAATGTTAATGTTAATGCTATAAATGCTTAAAAGATTTCCTCATACTGGTACAATTATAATTAATAGTGAAATATCAAATGAAAATGGTATTCCTACTATTTCTAAAATTGAGTTATTAGTGAAGGGAAGATATGAGCCATCAGGACAAAGCAAAGCATTAGATTATTCAGCAAAATGGTATTGTGATAAATTGGATTTAACTCCTTATGAAGCAGATGGTAAATCATTTAAATTTAATGGTAAACAATTTAAAATAGTGCAATTATTTAATTACCAATCACATTGCGAAATATGGCTGGAATAAATGGATTAAAGGCATTATTTAAAGGTGCTCAATTTAGAGAAGTTTTTGAACAATTTGAAGAGCAAACAAACAATAAGTTCTTAGAAATATTACAATATTTAGGTGAAAAATTTGTAAATGAGGCAAGGTCTAATGACACTTACAAAGATAGAACTGGAAATTTAAGAAGTTCAATAGGGTACATTATTTTAAAAGATGGAAAAATAATTGAATCTAACTTTTCAGGAAAGAAGGTGGGTAAAAACAAAGGTGCTGAAATTGCAAATGAAATTAAAACTGAATATCCAGATGGATATGTTTTAATTGGAGTTGCAGGAATGAATTATGCAGCTGCTGTTGAAGCAAAAGGATTTGATGTTATTACAGGTGCAGCTCCTGAAGTTGAATTGTTAAAATCAATTTTAAGTGAAATCTAGTTTACAAATATTATCAGCTTTATATAAACTAATAAATGTTGATGTAGTTAATAATATTATTTCTGGTGAAGTTTTTATTGGTGATGAGCCAGATGGAAATCAGGATGAAAATATTACGTTAAACACATTAACAAATCCAAATGAATATTTGCAAAGTGGTTATGCAAATGTAAATGTTCATATAAAAGAGGTGAAGTCTGGAAGACCAAACCTTGAAAAGTTCAATGAAATAATAGCTGTTCTGATTCCTTTATTGGAGGATTCAATGAGTGATAATGTCTATTTTCAAATTGATGATGATAAAGGCATTTTTAAAGATGTTGAAAAGGATAGTATGTATTTCTATAATTTAAAATTAAAATTTCAAACATTATAAAAAATGGGAAAAACACAAAATTTATTAGGTGTTGGAAAATTCGAAATGGGTGTGCCAGGTGATGGAATTATGGGTGCTGCATTAACTGAATTCTCTGAAGTAGAGGTTAATTCAATGGTTTTTGATGGACCACAAGCCAATACAGAAACAATTCCAACAGAACAAGAAGATAGTTACATCACGTTAAATTCAAATGCAACACCAGCAAAATTGGTTGTTCGTTTGTATGGAGTTGATAAAGCTGATTTTCCAATGTTAATGGGCGGAACATATACCGCAGGAACAAAAACTTGGGATGCTCCAGAGGTAGTTCCTGATATTTGGTTAAGTGTACGTTTAACAGGAAAAGAAATTAGTGGTGTTAAACAAGTATTAGAGATTCCTTATGGAAAAATTAATGCACGTGAACAAGGTAATATCACTAAAAATGGATTGCCAGCAATAGATGTAGAAATTATTGCAAATACTCCAGTTGCAGCTAATGGCACACGATATGCACCATATAACAGAAAGGAAATAACTGTATAAAACTTATATTTTTAAATTAAAAGGGTGTTTTTATTTACACCCTTTTTTAGCTTATGACTGCACAAGAAAAAATACTAGAAGCATTTTATGAAAAACCAACTGTTTTTAAAATATCAGTTTCTGACAATTCTATGCTCCCAGATGATTTAAAAGATAATAATGAAATTGAATTTGTATTAAAACCGCCTGTATTATCTGTTTTATCAAAAGCGGGTTTAACTATGGCAAAAATACCAGATGATTTAAAGCAACCTGGATCTATTGTATCATTTGAAAAAGCTTCAAAATACATAATTGAAATGGCTACTGCATTTTCAATTTTAGCCTATGGAAAAACAAGTGATTTTCCTAATTGGTGGGTAGATTTTTTAATTCATAATGTTACACCAAAAGAATTATTTCAATTATTTTCAGAGGCAGCATTAAAAACACAATCCAGTTTTTTTTTGAAATCTATCCAGATTGCAGAAGCAATAAATCCAATGACGTTAAAAAGTTAAATGAAATAATTTTCAACCCTTATAAATTCGTTGGTTCTGTTTGTAATTATTTTCATTTATCATGGGATGAGGTTGTAAATAAAATAAGTTATCAAAATTTAATAATGTTGTCATCATCTGTTCCTAAATCAAATTCAAAAAATAAAAATGATGATAGTACTGAAAAGGAAGAATCCAATGATTTTAATGATATAATGAAAGGAATACCATTAACTGAATAATTATGAAAAAAGCATTTAATACTATTTATAAAAGATTATTAAAACTGAAATTGGATGAAAATATTTTATGCTCAACCTTTTGGAGAAAGATAATTGATTTACATAATAACTATGATGAGAATGCATGTTGGAAATTGTTAACCAATAATTTTGAATGGTTAATTAATAGTGGTGTTGCATCAACATCAGATATTAAAAAATGGTTTAATGAAACGGAATTAAACTCACATAATATTTATATAACTGGAACCATTCATATTACTGATAAAAAAGCAATTGGTTTAGGTGATGCCAAAATAACTGCAGATGGACATAGTAAAGTTATTTTGTTTGATTATGCACATTGTGAAGCTTTTGACAGTAGTTTTGTAAAAGGATTTCAAAATTCAACATTTAGAGTTAAAGAATGTATTGGTGAAGCTTTTGATAAATGTAAATGTATTGCTGATTATCAAAGTAAAGTTGAAGCTTGGGGAAATGCTACTGTTGAAGCCAAAGATTATGCATTTGTAATTAAACATGAAAATGCAACTGGATTAGTTTCAAGTAGAGCTTTTAGTATAATTCAATAAATTTACCATAACAAAATCCCCCTCGAAAGGGGGATCGGGTCACCTTTAGTTAGGTGTTGAACGATAGTGCGCTGGAACCTTCACTTCTTTACCCTTGCGAGTAGTTGTATGAGGTTTCACATACACTTTCTTTTTACCCTCTCCTGTTTTCGCCATTGTTAACAAATTTAGGAATTAAAAGAATTCACCAACATCTCGCAGTGGTGTATCTGCGAAAAAAGCCTTTAACTCGTCAGTTAAAGGCTTTAATTTTTTCTTTTATAATACTACAATGGCTAGTATTATGGTGTAAATATATAAAATTGAATTTAATCAGTTATATTATTTCTTTAATTTAAATTCATTATAAATAAAAATATCTAAAATTCACTTTATAAAATAATTGCATTTCTATATTCCCTAATTGGTGATACTGAAAATGGCACCGAAATTTTAATACCATCAACATATTTATCTTTATAAATAGTTTTAAAAGTAATATTATCAGGAATAATAAAATCAGGTAAATTTTCTATAAAATAGCTCACTTGATTATTATCAAAAATATTACAAATGTTGATTGCATTTTCATTTATTTGATGTTCTAATTTTGCTTTTATTTTAGGTTTGTCAATTACCCATTTTTCACCATTAAAATTTCCAACTTTATACCAGGTTAACTTTAAAAACTTACAACCAAAATCATAACTATTACAATTGGTTCTTTTTAATTCGCAATCACCAATATTATGAGCTTTCAATATAAATTGAAATGGATGAACTTCTTTGTTATTATAATAAGCAACGGTTCCTTTCCAATTCTGAATTATTCCAAATAATGATCTAAATGTGGCATATGCATTTACTAAATATTCATCAGGAACTCTAATTGTAATAATATCATTTTCAAAATCAGCATTTAATTCATAAGCAAATGCTAATGCATCATTAAAATATTTAGAGCTGTTTTTTTTGAATTGAAGTGTGTACATAAAAAGTTAGTGCAACTACTGATTTCTATTTCAAATATACTTTAATTCTGTTTATGCCAATAGTACTTTTATTCAAAATATTTTTTAAATGGGTGCTGTTAGAGGTGAAAATAGTTTGTTTTTTGCAACTGGTTTAGATAATTCTGGATTGAGACAAGGTGCTCTTGATGCAGTTAATATTGTACAAGGCTTAGGGTCTACTATATCTAAAATTAATCCATTTGCAGCATTAACTGTTGGTGCTATAACTGCTATGACAATTATTGCAGATTCGGCCTATAAAATGTCAAGAGAATTTGAAACTGCAATGAAAGAAGTAGAAACAATTTCTGAGGCAACTCAAAAAAACTATGACAAAATTGCTAAGAGTGTTTTTGAACTTTCAAATATTTCTACGGATAAACCGGCACAATTAGCAAAAGCTTATTATCAAATTGTTTCTGCTGGATATGATGGTGCAAAAGGGTTGAAATTATTAGAAGTAGCTACAAAAGCTGCAACTGGTGGAATTACAGATACAGAAACAGCTGCAGATGGTTTAACAACTATTTTAAATGCATTTAAATTAGAAGCAGAAGAAAGTGAAGCCGTTGCAGATGCAATGTTTCAAACGGTAAAACTTGGTAAAACAACATTTAGCGAATTAGCTGCAAATATGGCAACCGTTGCTCCAATAGCAGCTGCATCAAATATTAGTTATCAAGAAATATTAGCTTCAATTGCATCTTTAACTAAACAAGGTGTTCCAACTGCACAAGCAATGACACAAATTCGTCAAGCTATTATTGGAGCAAATCAAGCGTTAGGTGATGGTTGGTCTAATGCAATGTCACTTCAGGAAGCATTTCAATTAATTTATGAAAAAGCAGATGGTAGTCAAGTTGGTGTTCAAAAATTAGTTGGTAGTGTAGAAGCTGTTTCTGCTATACTTGGTATTGCTGGTAAAAATGCTGAAGGGGCAGCAAAAGATTTTGAAGCATTATCCAATTCAGCTGGTGAGAGTGAAAAAGCTTTTTCAAAAATGGTTGGAACTAATGAAAATCAATGGAAATTATTTAGCAATAATATTAAAGGAAGTTTAGAAGGTATTGGTGATGGTGTTTTACAATTAAGCACTGGATTGGCTAAAATTTTGAACAAAGCATTTGAGCAATCGTCTAAATTACGAGAAGAAACGGCTCACAATGCTGCTGCTTATGAATTACTGAAAAATACACTAATAGATACTAATACAGAATATGATAAAAAACTTGAAATTTTAAAAGAATTAAAAAAGGATTATCCAGATTATTTAGAAAGTTTAGACCTAGATAAAATAAAAAATGAAAATTTAGAGGATACTTTAAAAGAAGTAAAAGGAACATTAGAAGAAATAAATAAACTTCATGAAAGAAGGCTTCAATTATCAGGATATGAAGAGGGTATTGATAATTTAAATAGAAAGAAAGAAGAGCTAAATGCAATTCTTCAAAAGAATTTATCTGGATTTTATAGTGTAGTTAAAGAAGCTCAAGATTTTGCAAAATTAAATGGAATAGAATTAAATATTTCTTTGACGGAAGATCCACATATTTTATATCAAAAAATTAGATCTGCATTTGTTACTGACAAAAATAACGGTATTTGGGACCAACTATTTGGTGATGCAAATGATATTACCAAACGTTTATTTGAATTTGATAACGCAATTACACTTTTTAAGGATAAGTCTTTTAATGTAACTAAAGAATTAGAAAAACAAACATCAGAACTTACAAAGCAAGAAATATTGTTGAGGGATAATGAAAAAGGATATAAGGATGTTTTAAGTGAAATAAAAAAGATAACAGAATTATCAAAATTGGATTTTTATGATAAATCTTACTCCTATTCAAAAATTAAAGAAGCTATTACTGAAAGGAGAGAAGTATTAAAAATCATCAATGACATTAATTCAATAACCAAAGAATCATATCAAAAAAATCCAAATGCATTAGCTGAATATTTAAAATCTGAAAATGAAGAAATTAAAGCAGCTGCAGAAAAAAGAAAAGCCTATTTGACTTTTAAACCTACAGGATTAGAAAATGATGATGAATCATTTGAAAAATCATTGTCAAACAAGAAAAAACAATATGAGGCTTATCAATTAGCATTGTTAAATAATGACAAAGAATTTGCAGAACAATTAAAAGTGCAATACAAATTAAATGAAGAGGATTACATTACTTATTTAAGAAACTTATACAATGCTAAAGAAAAAGCGGATGATAAGGTTAAAGTTTTAGAAGCATTGGATAAAGAGGGATCTGGATTAAATGATAGAAAAGCAGTTGACAAAATAGTAACTACGGTAGCACCAATTCAATTAAGATTTACAATAGATAACACATCAATAGCTGCAATTGAATTAAAGATTAAAAAATTATATGAAGAGTGGAACAAAGCACAGTTTGAATCTGAAAGATTGAGTATTGCAGAAAAAATTAAATCTGAAGAAAAGAAACTTGATGAAGCTAAAAAAAGTTTAGACAAACAAGAGGATTTATACAAGGATTTAAATAGAACTATTGCAAGTTTATCTTCAAAAGAATTAAGGTTATTAATAAACAATAAAAAGAAAGAACTTTCAGAAAAACTAAAAGATGAAAAGAAATATGCAGCTGAAATTATAAAACTTAAAGGAGAAATTGAAGATGCTGAACAAGCTTCAGCAGATAAAACTCAACAAACAATAGGGGACATAATTGGAGTTTTAAATGAAGCATCATCATTATTTAGAAAATTTGGTGATGAAGATACCGCAAAATTGCTAGATCAATTAGCTGGTATTGCCGAAGGTGTTAGCAATATAGCTATTGGAGTAGCAACAGGAAATCCACTTGCTGTAATTCAAGGTTCATTACAAGTTTTAAATGCTGCAATTACTGTTGAAATTGAAAGTGATACTGCAAAATTTGAAAAGGAAATTGAAAGATTAACTATTGTTTTAAACAGACTTTCAAGAGATATTAATGATGCAATAGGTATTGATAAAATAGATTTGAGGTTGGATGCATTAAGAGAAGAATCTGAATTGTTAAAAGCTAATAAAAATGCATTAGAAGCAGAACTAGAAGCGCGGAAAAAAATAAAATTCTTAGGAATAAATGTTGGAGATAAAGGTGCTGGTTCTGGAACTGATGCAGATAAGATTAAAGAATTTGAAGATAATATTGATGAATTAGAACATAAGTTAAAAAATTTACAAATAGAGATTTATGAAACTTTAACCGCTACCACTTCAGAATCAATTACTGATAGTATTGTGGAGGGTTTTAAAAATGGGAAATCATCAATAGAAGATTTTGCAGGGACTTTTGAGGACCTAATGAAAGATGCTATAATTGAAAGTTTTAAACTTAAATATTTAGAGAATGCTACAAATGATTTTTTTGAACTTTTTGGAACATTATCAGAAAGCGATAAAATTCTTACATCAGCAGAAATAAACCTATTAAGAAGCAATTTTAATGAATTAATACAAAATTCAGCTTCTGAAATGGAAGCATTAAATCAAATATTATCTGATGCTGGAATATCTGGAGTTGTTTTTGGAAATTCTAACAATTATCAAAATTCACTTACTAAAGCTTTAAGGCGAGAAATGACTGAAGAAACCGCATCAGTTTTGTCAGGAATTATACGAAATGTTGCAGACGATATTAAAACAGGTTTAAACTATAGTAAAACTGCAATTGAAAATCTTCAACTCATAAAATTATATACATCACAAACTGTAGAACAATTACAATTTGCTGTTGCAGAATTAAAAGATATTTCAAAGAATACTCGTGAACATTATTTATTGGATTTAGGATAAAGAAATGTATAAATTAAACAACATAGCATTAGGTACTTATGGAATTATTCCTGGTAAAATGATTGGTGAGGGAATTGCCGTAAAAGGTTGTTTTGATATGCCTAAAAGAATTGGTATAACGCAAAAGGAATGGGATGATGAAAATGGAGTTGAACCATATGTTGATGCTGATGAACTGTTTTTTGGAGGTAGAACTATTTATTTTGCTGGAATTATTAAAGGAACAAAAAGTGAAGTTGAAACTAATATTGAGTTGTTAAAAGCTACAATTAATGATTTTACAAGTGTTGTTCCATTTGAAACACCTTATGGTATATTTTGTGTGAAAGTGGATAAAATTACTCCTACATTTTTTAGAAACGCTTCAACTTTAATTATTGAATTTAGAGAACCAGAAGTTGGTGCTGTTTGTAATATTGGAAGTTCAACTACAACGTATTATTCAGTTGAATATAGTGAAAGTGCAATCAAAAATAATTGTGAAAGTGGTTATCACGGATCAGAAGTTGCATTAACTGCTACTGCTGGACAATTTACAAGTACATTAAGTCAATATGCAGCCAATCAATTAGCAATTAATTGGGTGCGTGAAAACAAACAAGATTATGCCAATGTGAGTGGTACTTGTATTTTAAATCCAACGGTTTATTACAATACTAGAAAATTTGGTGAAATGATTAAAAATGATTGTGGATCCGGATATTTTGGTTCGACAGTAAATTATGAAATTGCTGCATATAAATATAGTTCTTTAATTAGTCAAGCGGATGCAGATGCTAAAGCTCAAGCTGAATTAGATTCTATATTAACACAATCATATGCAAATGAACAAGGTTTTTGCACAATGTCACCACAATTTGAACAAACAGCAAATTATATAAGTCAAATTACAATTTATGGTAGTATTAGAACTCAAAAATTTCAAGTAGGAGAGGGTGTTGTACATGGAACAGTTTACAATATTATGATTTATAATGTAACAGTATCATATACATCACTTTTAGGTGATACCCCAACATCAATAGTAAATCAACTAATCAATAAAATTAATAATACTACAGAAGAAAGTTGGTCATTTTTTAATCAAACACCATTGCACGGAACTCCTGGTTATAAACCAGTAGCAACTATTGAGGGTTCAAATATTTTAGTAATACAATTAAATGCATCTAATTCAGTAACTCATTGGATTGGTGATAAACCACTTTGGAATGTTCAATCTTAATATTTATGTATACTATAGATAACATATCATTTACAACCTACGGATTACACATTTCAACATCCAAAGGTATTGCAATGCTTGAAAGTGCCAAAACAGAATTATTTACAATTTACGGAAAAGAAGGTTATCAAATTACAAAGCATAAAGCATCAACACTTGAATTGAATGGATTTATAATAGCAAATGACATAACAGATTTTAAATCTAAAATAAATTCACTTTCAACAGTTTTTAAAAGTGCAGGATTACGTTCAATTGTTTTAGATAATAATGCAATTAATTGTTTTGCTGTTGATGGTTTTAGAATAGATAAGGTGCGTATTTATGGAAAAGTATATGCGAGTTTCAATATAAAATTAACAATAGTATGAGTGAGTTAATTATATATAGGAGTGCAGTAGAAGTTGCAAGAGTAATTATTGATGAAAAAACAATACTTACCAAAAAATTGATGAATGAAGATAGAATAAATTCTGAATTTTTTACATCAGCAGTTTTACCTATTGAGTTAGGTGATTATATTGTTTTTGATACTAAATATTACTATTTAAATCAGTTACCAGGTATTGAAAAAGTGAATTCTAATACCTATAAATATACTGCAACTTTTCAAAGTGTGTTGTATGATTTGTACAATAAACTTTTAATTTCATCGGATGGCTTAAGTGATTTTACCTATGTTGGAAATGCAACTAGTTATATTCAAATGATTGTGAATTCAATGAATGAAATTTCAACAGGTTGGACAGTTGGAACCATTGATGAGAGTTATGATAAAACCATTGATTTTGTAAATGAAACTTGTAGAACTGCATTAACAAAAGTTTCTGAAGCTTTTAAATATGAATTTCAATTAGTAGGGAAAACCATTCACTTTAAGAAAGCAATTGGAACTGTAAAACCTTATACCTTTCAATACGGTAGAGGAAATGGTCTTTACAGTATTGAGCGCAGACAAGTAGATAATAAAAGTGTATTTACCCGTGTATATGGATTTGGAGGTACAAAAAATATACCATATACATATAGAGAGAGAGCTAAAAGATTGGTGTTTGAAGAAAGGAAACTTGAAAAAAATATTTCAATTTTTGGAATACGTGAAGCACAATTTACTGATGATGAAATTTACCCAAAGCGCACAGGAGCTTTAACAGTAACAAATATTTTATTTGAAGAAAATGATTTTAATGTAACCGATAGTTATATAGAAGATTCTAGTATTGATTTCGATATTAATGATTATTTACTAAGTGGTTTAACTGCTAAAATTGTTTTTAAAACTGGTGATCTAACAGGAAATCAATTTGAGATATGGAAATATGACCACATCAATAAACGCATCTATTTTAATCCATTTATTGATGGTGATACATACAAATTACCAAACAAAACTTTAATGCCAAAAGTAGGAGATACTTATACTTTGGGGGATTTAGAAATGCCTTATAGTTATGTAATAAAAGCTGAACAAGATTTAAAAGATGCAACACAACGATTTTTAGATGAAAATAGCGTGCCTAAAATGTTGTATTTCGCAACTATAAACCCAAAATATGTTAAAGAGAATGCAATTACTTTAGATGCTGGTGATTTGGTTACAATTGTAGATAGTCAATTTGGAATTGATAGAGCAATTAGAATTTCACAAGTATCATTTCCATTAGTTAATAAGCATCAAATTGAAGCAATTATTGCAGATTTTATACCATACACTTTACAACAATTAGTGACTAAAAACACTACAATTTCAAGTAAAGCTGTTCAAAGTATTGCAAACAGAATAAATTACATTCAAAACATAAACAACATAAGTAATACTTCAAATAGAACTGAAGTAACAAATGTTTACACCACAGTTTATCCAGAACCAAATACCGTAGTTATAAATGGCCGTAAATACTATTTTGATAAAGGTTATGACAATACAGTGAATTCTCAAATTTTAGAACCAGGAGATTTTATCTGGGGTAATTATTGGGATAGGTACACTTTTGTTTTAAAATGGAGATACAAAGGAGGTAATCAATATTTACCTGAAAATTATGATGAAATAGAAACTATAGAAATAGAGCAATAATGAGTTGGATTCATAAAATATTAAAGCTAAAAGTTAAAGAATTAGAAACAGTTGAAACACCAGTTTATTTGGCAACGGTTGATGAAGATGGCTTGTTTGGAAAAACAGGATACCCATCGAAAAAAATAGATGGTGGCGCGCCAGATAGCGTGTATTTGCCAACTCAAAAATGTGATGGTGGCGAACCTTAAAAAGTAAAATTATGGCAGATATAATACAAATAAGAAGAGGAACAGCTGCACTGTGGACCTCAAGAAATCCAACTCTAGCAGAGGGGGAAGAAGGTTATGAAACAGACACGGGAAAAGAAAAGCGCGGTGATGGCGTTACAGCTTGGAATGATTTACAATACAAAACGGTGAGTTCCGCCGATCCTTTAAATTTAGGATATTACGCAACAGAATCTGCATTAAGAGCCGCCCATCCAACTGGCATTGAGGGTAATTATGCCATTGTTGGCGCAACTGATACCGTTTGGATATGGGACGTTGACACGCCTGATTGGGTAGATAGTGGTAGTGCAGCAGGTTTATTGCCAATTAATAGTGTTGGCTATGCCGAACTTAAACCAGCTTTTAAAACAATTATAGACTTAGGTAACGTAAGCGGAACTGTTAATTTAGATTGGAGTTTAGCGGTTCGTTATAAATTGCATTTAATAGGAAATGTAACATTAACAATGACAAAGTATGCTGATTATGCAGGCGCAAAAGTGCAAGACTTACATATTAGCAGTAGTTCGCCAAGCAATGTTATAACGTGGCAAACAGGCGTTAATGTTGCTGATTTTGATGATGTACCTATTGATTTTACAACAAGTGGAATTGTAAATTATATTTCTGCTCAATGTTTGAATGGAACAACTCCAATATTTAGAATGTCAAATTATTTAAGACCTTAAATTATGGCAATATTCGGAAATAAAAATGTTGGATTTGGATTAATAAAAAATGATGTTACATCTTTTATTACTAAGTGGGTTGTTGCTAATAACGATACAATTTCACTTCCTTTAGCTAATGGATATTCATATGATTTTACAGTAGATTGGGGTGATGGAAGTAATGATACAAACATCACTTCTTATAATGATATTAATAATACTCATACATATGTTGCTGCAGGTACATATACAGTAAAAATAAGTGGAATTATAGGAGCTTTTGTATCTAATAGTTATACAGATAGAAATAAGATATTTGAAGTTATACAATGGGGTACAAACATTTGGTATGCACTTAATTTTAAAGGTTGTCAAAACTTAAATATTACTGCTTTAGATATACCTATTTTCGGTACAAATGCAACTATTCAAAGGTTATTTGCAGAAAATGGTGCAATGACTATAAATAATTTAGAAAATTGGGATGTTTCTAAAGTTATAAATTTTGCTGAAAGTTTTCAACTATGTTCGTTTTCTAATGATTTATCTAATTGGGATGTTGGGAATGGTTTAAATTTTTCTTCTATGTTTTATCAAAGTGGTGGGTTTAACTCAGCAATAGGTAATTGGAATATGTCTAAAGCTACTAATTTAGGTAGAATGTTTTATGGGAGTACATCATTCAATCAACCATTAAATAATTGGGATGTTTCAAAAGTAACTACGATGTATCAAATGTTCTTAGATGCAAGAGTATTCAATCAACCATTAAATAATTGGAACACAGCATCTGTGAAAGATATTAGTTACATGTTCTTTTTATCAGATGCATTTAATCAAGATATAAGTGATTGGAATATTAGTCAAGTTACAGATGCTCGTGTAATGTTCACAACTTCTTATTTTAACTCGGATAACTATGATTTACTATTAATAGGATGGCAAAGTCAAACACATAAAAGTAATGTAATATTTAGTGCTGGAAGTGCAAAATATACTTTAAACAGTCCATCTAATACAGCTAGAAATAATTTGATTAATGATGGATGGGTTATAACTGATGGAGGGTATAGATTTCTTGAAAACTATAATGCGATTAGAAATAGCGGTTTTGATACTGATACAGAATGGAATTATGATTCTAGTTGGAGTATATCTGGAGGATTATTTATTGATAATGGTGGGGGTAGGGCTTACCAAAGTTTGCCTTCATATTTAACAGGAAGAACATTTAGAATTAAATACGATATAGTATCATTAATAAGTGGTTCTGTTAGAATAGATTGTGGTAATGGTACTTTAGGTACACCAAGAACTCAAATTGGACATTATGAAGAAGATTTAGTATTTAGTGGTGCAGGATATAATTTATATATAAATCAAGTAGGCAGAACTTTTAATGGCTCAGTTGATAATGTACAAGCAATTTTATTACCTCAGTAAACAATCGATATGAAATACGCAACAAAAATAAATAACCAAATACAAAAGTACGCCAAGTATCCAACTAGCATAGGCAATAGTACTATTTCAATTGGGCTATCAGATATTCAATTACAACAATTAGGTTTTTACTTAATTATTTATCCATTATTGAATAAAGGTGAAAGTTATAAGGAAATAGAATTGTCAAATTTTAATGATGAAACTATGGAAGTATTGGTTGGTGTGAATAAAGAAATTGAACCAACAGCGCAGCAATTATATGATGAGCTAATTGAGCAAGGTAAAATTGTTTTTGATGAATTTAGAACTTCGTTAGCCAAAGCTGGAGTAAACTACCTGCTTAAAGGAGATGTTCCGCAAGCGTTAAAAGACTTAGTAGTTGAATTAGAAACAACTAAATCAAATATTAATCAAGTATTGCAATTGTATTTAAGTTACAATAATGTAGCAAAATTAAAAGCTTTCAGATTTGATACTCCAGAAGCAGAAGAATTTAAAAATAGAATAGAAAATTTTAAATAAAATGAATTTACGAAACCGACTTTTTAATTACGAAAAATGGCTTGTAGTTTTGTTACTAACAATGCCAATAGTTTTAATTGCTTTTGATAACGGAATTGTGCGCAATAGTATTAGTAATTACGTGTATATGCAACATAATCAAGTCTATTACTTTTTGCTAATAATTTCAGCTTCAATGTTTGGTTATAGTGGTGCCATCTGGCGAAAAAACTACAACATAATTTTAGGTGCATTATTAGCTGGTGTTGTACTTACTCCACATTTAAGTTTTCCAACACTACATTTTACATTAGCAGGTTTATTTTTTGCTTACTCAATAGTTGTTATGATTTTGTACAGTTCCAAAGAGCAACGAAAATTTAAAATATATGCAGCAGCTTTTATTGTTATTGGTATGCTTGGCCATTTTGTTTTTGAATGGTACAGCTTATTAATAGCGGAATGGTTAGGGGTGGTTCCAATTGCAATTCACTTTATTGGAGAAACACTCGGAAAAATAGATTAAAAATTAAAATAGATTAAAAATGAAATTCATCACCCTAATTTACACATTTATTGCTTCAAATTTAGCTTTAATTCATAAAGGTACATTTTTAGTAAAATTAAAATCAAGTGCTTCATTAGCAATTGCACTAAGTCCAATTGCTTATGTAACGGAGAAAATTACGCATTGGGCATTTGATAATCAAGAATATGTAATGTTTGTATTTATCGCAATTGCAATAGATCATTTACTTGGTTCAATTCTTCATTTAATTAAACGTGATTTTTCACTTAAAAAAAATATTACAGGATTAATAACTAAAATAGGATTAGTGGTTGCTGTAGGCTTTTTATTTGAAGGAGTTAATGCTATTGCAAAAGATGATTCATTTATAAAAGAGTACCTGGTTATTGTTTTGCGATTAACTGTTTTTATGTACCCAGCAGGCTCAGCTTTTTATAATAGTTCAATATTAACAAAAGGGAAGTTTCCACCAATTGGTTGGATGAACAAATTGAAAAAATTTGAAGAAAATTTGGATTTAAAAAACTTTAAAGAATAATGAAAGCAAAATTAATACGATTAGTACAGGAAGCTAAACAAACATTAGATGCGTTTTTATTTTTTGATGATGACGTAAATTTAATTTTTGAATGCAAAGCTTTAGAGTTGCCAGACCGTAACAACGATAATTCTATAAGTAGAGTTCCGGAAGGAAAATACACTTGTAAATTACGTTATTCAGAAAAATACGGATGGCATTACATTTTATTAAATGTTAAAGGTCGCGAATTAATTCTCATTCATTTTGGAAACTACTATACTGATACAAGAGGTTGTATAATTGTTGGTAATGCTTTTACAGATATTAATGGTGATGGTTTTAGAGATGTTACTTCTTCTAAAAAAACATTAAAACGTATTTTAGAAATTGCTCCTGCAGAGTTCGAATTAATAATTGTAAATGAATAAAATGTTACAGCTGCTATCAATACAAAATTTAAAAACATATGCGCTCATAATAGCAATTATTTGTGTGGTGTGGTTTTATAAAAGTTGGGAATTTAGAGGTGTAGAAATGCAACGACAAGCTGAAAATATGGAGCAAATTAGAAAATATGATAGTTTAAAATTTGCTTCACAAACCTACACTAAAAAAGAATTAGACCAATATTTAGAATACAACAGAAAAGATTTACAGCAATTTCTTAAAGAAAATAAAATAGCAACTCGAAAGATTGAGCAAATTATTACGCAAAGTTTAAAATATAGAGATACAACTATTAAAAACGTAAATCTACAACCAATTTTAGATGCTATTAAGCAAAAACAAAACATAAAAGTTCCTGTAATAGATTCTACAGCTTGTATGATAATTAAAGGGTATGTTGTTTTTGAAAATGACACTTTAAGCTTAAACATAACAGATCGGCAATTTAAAAACACAAGTGATGTTATTAAATATTGGGAACGCAATCAGTGGAAGTTTTTAGGCATAAAAACAAGACTATTTGGAAGAAAACAAGCTACTGTAATTATTAAGGATGCTTGCGGAAACACTCAAACTTTTGTTATTGATAAAAATAAAAAACCCACTTCTCTGTTAGAAGTGGGTAAATTGCTATGAAAAAGAATTGCCTTTCGGCAACAATCAAATATAAAGTAAATATTTGATTATTCTTTATTATTTGATTTTTTTTTAAAATCTTGAATATAATTTAAAGCTGATTTATGAGCTATTTTCTGATATTTATCAATTAAATTATTTAATTCTGAAGACTCAATATTAAATTCATTTTTAATTGATGCTTTAATAAAACTCCCAGATATATCAGATTCTAAATCGTTTAAACAAGTGCTGTAATAATCATCATCTATATCAATAAATGGAGCATTTACAATATTATGTTTAAAGTCATCAAATGATATTCTAGTTAATTTTTTGAATAATGTTTCATCCATACATCGCAAATTTTATTTCAAATAATCGGAATAATCTTCAGGTAATTCAATATCATTGGTGTGTATGTAATTGAATATAGCTTTACTTTCGTGACCTGTTATTAAACTCAATTGTTTAATTGTTTCCTCTTGATTAAAAGTTTCTCTTAAAGTTAAATATAGTTGTGTAATTCTGTAATGCCTAAAAGAGTAAGGTGTTAATTTAGAATCAAGTTTGTTTTTAATCCTGAATTTTCGGAATCGTTCAGTCATATAACCTCTTTTATCAATGTCTGATTTTGCTTTTAAATCAAACATATTACCAGTTCTATTTTCTATATAATTAGCAACAACATCATAAATTATTGAAGGAATTATTTTTATTTTTGAATCTTTCCCTTTAGTATTTACAACCATTAATTTATTTGATAAATCAATATCTGATATTTTAATGCGAACTATTTCAATTGGTCGCCAAAACATAATACTTATCAAATCTATGTAAACGCATAAATCCTGATCTTGTTCTTTAAGTAATTCGTAGGCTTTATGTATTGTTTTTGCATCAATTAGTTTTGTAGCTTTTGTACGAACTTTAGCATTCCTGATTTCTTTAATAAAATTAAAAGGGATTAAACTTTCATCTGATAATATTGAAAAAATTGAACTTAATGCAGCTTTAACATTATTTCTGTTTTTTGCTCCTGGGAAAGTTTTAAGAAATTTAGATATTAATTGTTTGTCGATTTTATCAATTGGTTCAATAAAATTTTCTTTGTTCAGAAAATCTTTAAACTGATTAATTCGACTTTCATAATCTTTATAAGTAGTTTCCTTTACTTCAGTTTTTTTTATTTTTAGAGCAAAATCCAGTGAATATGAAGCCTTGTATTGAATTCTACTTTCTTCATTTTCATATGGTGACCATCCTTTTTTTAGAAGTTCCTCAACATCATCCCTCAACTCTTTTAATGCTTTCATACGTTCCGACTTTATATGATACAATTTATTTATGTTATAATAAATAGGATTTTGTTGCACTAGCTTTGGAGAGCCATCAGTGTTTTTAAGCGTTGGATGAGCATAATTAAAATAGACATACCACCTCTTTGACAAGTCAAAATCCTTGCCGCCGTGGTAAATTTTTACTTTAGAATACTGCTTCATAGAATATTCGGTAAAATATTCGGTACGTAATTTTATAAGTATTGAAGCCAT